GCGCGCACGTCCGTAGATGATCTGATGGTCGAGAGCGGAACCACGCTGGTTTACGTTGTAGCCCCGTGTCCTTGGGTCTCCGATGTTCGGAGTTTTTGGCTTTGGTGATAGAGCAGTTAGCGCAAGCCCGATAGCGGCGCGGACTAGGAAGGATGCAAACGGACCTAGTGTAATACTAGCCCCGAAGATTGAAATAGCGCCAATTGGACCAGCGACTAGAGTTGATACAGCGGCACCGATAATTGACGCAATAGCACCCATTACTCAACACTCCAGTAATGGTCTTCTGCCGGGTTCAATTCCATCGTTTGCAGGCCATCATCGCCAGCGAAATACCCGAAACCATCATAACACACACCGTATGTGTATCCAGTGATGCCTTCGTTGTCCTCCTTGGCCACAATACAACCTTCTTCCGGCAAGTCTATCCTGTGGTAATGCTTGTCTAGAACCTCGTTGAAATGTCGAACACCATTGTCTTTGCAGATCCTGCGGCACGCTCGAACAGCCGTCTTGAAATCATGGAACGGGTAATCGTCAGGATTTGCGTATGGCTTATCAAATACCTCATCCGCGTAGAGATTAATGAACGTCACGCAGTCAAAGATACCCCTTTGCCAAGGCTCATCCTTAACTGACATCAGGAAAGATGGGATGCGCTCGTTTTCTATAAAAAACGGATTCATTGCACAGACCTGCCCCAAACAATATCCTTGTCCTGCAAGTCTTCAACGAAATCAAAGCCCTTGTCTCCAGGATAAACAGATTTCTGGTAACCGCTGCTGAACCTGCGAACGCGCGCTCGCTCAAGGTCAATCAGTTTGTTCTCAACCTTGAGTTCAATGGTGCCAAAGTCAGCACCTTCCTCAATGTTCATCTCGTCCATGTAACCGGAAAAGACTTCGGTGAGATTGGAATACGTGTTCCCATCAACGACGCCGAAGTAGATTTTGCACACGCGCCCTTGATATGGCTCCTGTAGCGCAAGGGATATGACTTCGCTTGGCATACCGCTAAGGGTGAGCGTAGCCCCACGAACAGCGATCTCAGACGTTTCCTCAATAGAGGACACGTTGAGAAGCGTGCCTGTGCCGGTATATGCGTTTCCGTCAATTGTCGCTTCACCAACGCCCGTCCAGACACGTAGCGGAGAACTGTCGAACAGCATCTCAATAGCAAAGAACGGCTTGACGATTTCATCATCAAGAGCATCGGATACGGCTGTCGTAAGATCGCGGGATGCCATCAGACAAGCGCCTCCACCGCCTCGAAACTGATACCGTATGCGCTTGCGTTATTAATACTCCAAGACGACATCGGTGTGGAGAGCCGAAACACACCTTTTGCCGCGTTGAACGTCACTGTCGCATCGGTATAGTCACTACGAAGTCCGGGCCAGATTTCCAGTGTGCCGTTCCCAGAAAGATCGGCGAGAACCTGATGCAGTTTTGCACTGGCTCCCGTGCCAAGTTGAATGTAATCGCCAGCAAGCAAAGAACCTGTCATCGTGACGGTAACGCTTTCATCACCGGAAGACCCACTCAGTGTGCAGGCAGATACCGTCCCACGCGGCGTGGCGTAGTCAGGGTCTCCGAGGAGAAACGTGCCTTGCTGGCCCTTGAGGGACGTAAGAAAAGCTTTCCACGGGGCTGCAAGGTCACGACGGATATTAGACGCCACATTGACGCTGGCTTCCCACCGCTGACCTTGATGCGCGTGGATTTGCTGCTTGTAGGTGAACGGAGACTCGCTCGTAGCAACAGCGTTCATGGCTCGCAGTTCGATGGACTCGATACCGATGGACGTGGGTAGGGAAAGAGGGAAGGAGAGTGCCATTAAAATGTTGCCTTCATTACACCACCGCGCTTCCGCTGGTCGATGATCTGCTGCTGTGTCAGATTAGCTATTTTAGGTGCTTCCTGTGCGATGATCCTCTTGACGCTTTCATCACCGTTGGCTTGGAAGTGGAAGTGATTGTTTACCACGACGTTACCGCCACCACCTTCTGCCTGCACACCTAGTTTACCGTCACGCCCACGCTTGAGTGGCATGATCGCTTCCGGGCCAGCCTCGCCCATGAGACCGGTTTGGTTGCCGCGCATCGGGAACATGGTCGGACTGGATACGACGCCACCGTTGGCGAAGGGGATGACGTTTCCGCTATAAAGGGCCGAACCTTTTTCAAATGGTATGACGTTACCAGATTGAAAGGCATTACCATTTGCGGAACCGAAAATCCTCATTATGCCGCCGACCAAACCAGTTCCGGTTCCTGTCTGACTATCGAAAGAACCTACTATCCTTTGGACAACGAGAATATCAAAGAGTTGCTTGAGTATGTTCCGGGCCATATCCCTGAACGCCTCGGCAGCAGTTTTTGTCCCATCTACGATAGACATGAAGGCGTCAGACATGGATGATTTTATGGTTTCTGCTAGACTCTCAAACTGTCTTTGCATGTCTTCTAGCGCGCTGCTTGCCTCATCTGTAGCGCCTCCGCCGGTTCCGCCACCAGCATCCTCATCAGATAGTCCTCCAAACCACTCTCTGACATCAATGTTGCGGCCTTCCTCATTTGCTGAAATCATCGCTTGGCGCAGTTCATTCAATGCCTCAAGGGGCATATTCAGTTGCTCCGCCAAGTCCGCTGCAACTCCCCTGTAAAAATCAGCATCCTCAAGCGATCTGTCTATGATCCCCTGAAGCCCAATATCAGGAACTTGCAATGGATTGTCGTCAAATGCGGAATTAAATGCGTCAGATATTGCAACGCCAATGTTTGCGGCCTCCGGGACAGTGACTTGCCACCCTGACAAATCTGGCGCTGGTATTGCCATTTCTGGTGCGAGACCGCCAAGAGTCAGAACGTCGTTCATTACTCCAACAAGAGCTGTCAATCCTTGCTGCATTGCGCCTATAAGAGCGTTCATGGCCATAGCGCCGACGCGGGCAAATACATTGGGCAGTGCCTGCCATATTGCCTGAACTGCTAGAAACGCACCCTCAAAAGCGTTGGCAATAGTGTTTGCAAGCCCGACAATGCTTGTAAGTGTCTCTTGGACAGCGGACGCTGCGTTCGCTTTCATACTGTTGAAAACTTCTGAAAACACGGCACCAGCGGCTCGCGTTGCGACACCAGCCCTTTGCCACAATTCAACAATGACAGCGCCAACCATAGACATTGCTTCGCCAAGTCCACCAGCCGCATTTGCCAACCGTGAAAACTGATAGACGATTTCAGTCGCCACAACCACGAGTCCAACGAAAGGAAGCCTTAGCATTGCGATCCTGAGAAGCCCGAGAGCGCCAGTAAGAGCGGCAGTAACACCGCCCGCTGCCACAAAAGCAGCAACCCATTTGGCTGCGAAAAAGGCAGCAACAACAGTCGCCATTACAACAAGGCGATCCAAGTTATTAACGAGCAGATTAACTGTGTTTATGGTGACTTCCGCGACAGTAGACATTGCGACTGCGAGAGCATCAAGAAGCGGTCTTATAGGCTCAAGCGCATAAGCGAGTTCAGAGAATATTTCTCCCGCACCACCCGTCCTTGCCAAAGCCGCACCAAAAGCTGTCATAAGGGGAATCAAAATACCAAGCACAGAAGAAATCAAAATCATTCTTCCTGTGCTTACGTTAAGACTGTCAGCCATGAGCGGCAGAATACCAACCAACTGCGTGGCCTGCTGACCGAACGCCACGAAAGCGTTTGTGCCGGATTGCACCTGCACCAAGAAGTCACCGACCTGATAACCAACTTGCTGGGTTGCCATACCCATAGCGTTCATTCTTCTGCCAGCAAATTGGTTTGCCGCAGCTTGCTCATTTAGTGCATTTGTTGTTTGTCGTGTCTGTGCTTCAAACGCATCCGATCTCTGTGTTCCGGCTACTGTTGCAGTAGCAAGCATACGTTGGCCTTGCGATGCCTGAAGAAGCGCGTTCTTATACCTAGTAACCTCTGACTGCGCTCGGTCCATTCCCATAGACCTTAGCCTTGTGGCTATCTTATTTGTCTCGGCATGAAATTGGGAAGACGCGATCCGACCTTGAGAAAGAGCTTTCGCAAGCCTATCCATTTCTCGCTGCGCCTTCAGGGCTTCTCTTGCGATTCTGTCTAGGCTTCTCGCATTGGAGTTGGATGCGTCTACTGATACACGAATCCCCCTTGTTAAAGCCTCCTGAGCCTTGGCAACATTTTTAAGGCCCTGAACAACCTCCCTCTGTCCTTTTAGTTCAAACTCAATCCCGACCGTTCTTAGGCTCATTGGTCATCTCGCTCGTTGGCTGACGCGACCCACGCCATATCCAGCGCCTTGATAGTGTCTACTTCCCACGAAGATAACACAATTCCCGTGAGGTTACACCATGCGGCTATGTCCGACCATGTTAGCGGATTGCCTCCTGACATGCCATAAGAGCGGCCCTTATGGAGGTCGAGAAAAGCAGCCCAAACATGAGCGGCGATGTCAGGGAACTCAGGTCCGATGAGTTCTTCAGGTGTCTTGCCGGTAGACTTCTCGACTTGCTCAAGGTGTTCCCGCAAGGAAACACCTTTCTTGTCCGTCTTGTTTAGTGCGAACGAGTGTTCAGCGAAATCGAGAAGCCTACTTTGGACTAGCCCAAAAAAGCGCGGGTGTCTCCCATTACCGCTTCAACCTGGTCACGCACCCAAGGCAATTCCGTGTAGACTTCGCGGACTTTCGCCTCGGAGAATTTCTCCAAGCCTTCATCCAGCGTAATCTTCCAGCCCTTGGTGCATTTCACCAGAAGGTCCAGAGCACCCGCTTCCAATTCTTCGGCGGTCAGGTTCATCTTTCCGCCCATGCGCTGTGCTTTTGCGAGACGCTTGTTCTGTTGTGCGTGCATGGTTTTCTTGTAGAAGTCGGAATACGGACCATAGACGGTAATGGTCATCGCGCTACCATCATCGTTGGTCAGCACTTCTCCGCTCATCGGGTGGACGAGTTCAACGTCCGTGGTGTCCTTGACGACACCGACTTTATTCAAGCCCATCGGGGGTCTCCTTAGGTGACGGGGTATGTCAGGGATGGGCGAGCGATGACCCCGACTTCACCGCCCGCCCGGAAATCCCGACGCCGGGATCAGGCGGACGAGCGCGTGAGAAGCATCTGGGTGCCTTCTACGCTGTCATGGAGTGCCTCAAATGGCAGTTCAATTGTGCGGGACTGTTCGTTTGCTAGGGGAACTGATGCACCGTTAAATTTGATGCGCGGGAAGTAGAACGTGTAAGGGTTGGTCCCACCGGGTTCCGCGACACTAACTTGCAATTCGCTCTCAGTCTCGTTGAGAAACTTGTTGATAAGAGTCGCATCCTCGAAATACACCGTCATGGTGCCTTCGATGATCGACCGGCCATATTCAAGTTGCGGAGCGGTGTCGTCACCGATCACGAAAGTAGGTGCGAACGAGTTGGTAATGCTGAACTCAACCGAAGTGACAATCTCGATCAGGTCAGACGTGCCGACACCACCTTCGTAGATAGAGCCGTTATAGCTGTCAAATGGGGTGTTGGTGGTAGCAGCAGATGCAGACTTAGGCGTGCCGCTGATGGATGCGTTCTTGCCGACCATTTCAAAGGTGGTGTTGACCATCTGGTTCGGCGCGATGCTGAACGTGGCGGTCGATACAGCCATGCCGGTGAACAGGCGATACTGCGTAATGTCCGCGAGGCGATCTTCGATAGTCAGGAACTTCGGCGTAGTGCCGATGGTCATTTCATCGTTGCTGTCAAAGGTGGACAGCATGGCCGATTCAAGGAAGTCGTCGTAGTTCCCCATGCGGAGGTCAACTTCGATGGACCCTGCGGCTTGGCGGTTCCCGTGACGGCTGACACGCGGCATACGGTCCGCCTGAATGTCCATGCCTTGCAAGCGCTCTTTCGTCAGATCAAGCGAATGGGTCTTGATGGGAACAAGGTCATAGGAGGAGGCTTCCGTTCCGAACGTGCCTTCTACACCTACGGCCAATGCGCTACGTGATCCCTGGGCGAACGCCATGACAGTCTCCAAGATAAAATCGTTGTTGCGATAATATCAGGTTGACTGTTGCCGTGCAACAACACGTCGTGATTCGCGCTTGACGAATCGGTTGGGAGTGTGGTTGGGTGGCTTTGCGATTCGTTAGGAGTTGAGCATGAACGTGAAAGAAGCCATTGAGGCAGCTTGGGATGGTGCGGATAGCGTCAAACAAGCATGTGAGAATATGTTGCGGATGATGGAAAATGACCGCGCATTGTATCGCGCCGTCATGCAGCCGCATGAATGGTCCGTTGTTAATGGTCTTATCGGTGACGCAAAGCGCGGACAGCGAAAGAACATCTGGAACAAGACTGTTGCAAACTGGGAACGTCCAGTAGCGCCGGATGAACGCGCGAAAGTCTTGGCGCAGATCAACAGCCTGACAATCATGGATATGCGTTTGCGTTCCGGTAAGCGTCTCGGGGATGCCATGAAGGAAGAAGTCGTTGATGAACGCGACTACTATAGCAAGATGTCGGACCACATGGCCGACAAGGCGCGCTTCTTCGGTATCGTTGCCGAGAAGATGACAGAAAAACAGACCGTGGCCGAGGCGTTCAAACCGGACGACTTGGAAGCGGTCAGAGTTGCGGCTTAGGCCGCTGCGTGGTTGGCCAATGGGGTGAAGCAATCCGCCAGGAATTAGCCAACCACGCAATAGTTTCAGGGTTTGGAGAGTGAGCCAACCGCCGATTGGAAACCAACGGATTCAAGCCACACCAAACCCTGAAAACCCATACTTTGTGACCACCTAATGACAGTCACCCAAAAAAACGTAGTCACAAGGTTAATAAAAGGAGATACACATGAAAGACCTTATTGAGTTTAGCGAGGCCACCCCATGCCAGAAGTCCATTGTTAGAGAGCCTCGCTTTGAGGGGGATCGGCGCTTTGCCGATCCCCTTATCATCCAGATCGTTGAGACATGGCGGCTTCGTCAGGACATGGTGCGCGCACAGTCCAGGCTGTCCCTGCAAGCGCAGGCCGTCCTTCGGCGTCTTTGTGGCGGCAGCAAGGAGGAAGCCACCAAACTCTATGGCGCAATCGGCAAGGGTTATGATGGCCCGGAGGCTCTGGCTGTCGCGCCGCTTCTGATGGCACGCGATCCGCTTGAACAGCAACGCAAGTCATACGAGCGTCAACTTGAGAAACTTGGCAAGCAGGTTCCGATCTATCCGTTCACGGAATCTATCAAGGGTTTCGGTGCGCTTGCTCTCGCAAAGACTGTCGCTGAGTGCGGAGACTTGTCTGTTTACCCGTCCGTTGCGGGTGTGTGGAAGCGGGCTGGGCTTGCTGTCATCAACGGAGGTCGTCAACGTCGTGTGGCGGGCGAAGCCGCACTAGAACATGGATACAGCCCGGAGCGTCGTTCGGTGTTCTGGAATATCGCTGACCCGCTATTGAAGGCGCAAGGCAAAGATGAAAACGCTGGACGGTATCGTATTATCTATGATAAGCGAAAGGAATACGAGTTGGCGCGCGACATCTCAAAAGGACACGCCCACAACCGCGCCATGCGCTACATGACGAAAGAATTGCTGAAGGATTTGACTTTGGCTTGGAGAAAAGTGTGACCACGCTTCATGAGTAAACCAGAGCGCGCGAGTCACACTTCAGAGGGGCGCTTCGGCGTCCCTCTTTCTAATCACTATACACATACCACCCAACCTGCACCGGAAGCAGGTAGAACGGATCAGAAAACACCTGCGTTCCGAGTTCTGCGTATTCAATGGAGACAGTGGCGGCGTCACCGATGATGTCTGTGGAGCCGTCAAAAGCGTCCATGAGCGTGTCAGCGTAGTCAAAGGCGTCACCCGTCCCGATGTCGGTGGGTGTGGCAATGGTGATCTGGTAGAGGCCCTGATAGCGGTGCTGCGGATTGGGTCCACGGACGGCGGGGCGACGGGACGTAAGGAACAGGGACGTGCGCAGGTGCGCCGATCCTGCGATCTGCGAGAATGGCGCGTTCTCAAACGCGATAGGCGGTAGGTTGGACAAATCAGCCAAGGCACCGTCAAGCGTTGCGCGGATGTCGTTCATGATGGGCATTAGCGGTTCCTCGCGGCGATCTGTTGTGCAACGCGCTCAATGATACTGGGCGCCTCACGAATTGCGGAAGCATAGGGAGGTGGTTTACCTCCAGTTTTCAAACCATATACTCCAGCTTCAATAAGTGCTGCATAATCCATTGGATTACTTATCACAAAACTGTTTGAATCCATGCTGATGCTGTTGATTGCACCAATCATGTTCTGAAAGCCCTGTTGTTTTGCGTTTGGATATTGGGCAACGCCACCCTTACTTACTCTTTTAGCATTTGGGCTTCTTGATCTTGTTCCGCCGGTTATGCCGCTTCCAGCCGACACCTCATGGCTAACAGCGTATGTTCCGCTGTCTACAGGGCTTTTTTCTGAAATTATTCTTGCCAAGCCTGTGAGGACTTCTTTTTTCAGTTCCCTAATGTCAGACTCGATAAGATCAATTTCAGCCTGAACAGTGTTTCCTGTTACAGTTACGTTTACACCAACCAAACCTCACCCCCTGACCTGACAGACATAGCCAATGATAGTAGAGCCGGATTTCGTGGTGCGGACGTTCAGGATTTGGTATGCGTCATCAACGAGATCACCGGGTTCCGGGGCGCGTGTCAATCCTGTTGCCTTGAGCATCAGTTTCCGGTCGTCGTTCGTGATTGACGTTCCGTTGACTTCGTTCTCCATGTAATCGGCGTAGATACCTTCACCGCTCCACGTGAGCGTAGTGCCACCTGTAACATCCCCTGTTACAGGATCGTAAGCCCCGCCAGACTGCGCACGACTGAAAGATACGGCGTATCCGTGCTTCGCAACAAGGTCGTCAACCGATTTTTGCAGGCTCATTTCTCAACGTCCCAAGGGCGTGGCTTTCCGTGGAAATATACCACCATCGCTTCCTTGGGCATAGTGCGCTTGCAATTCACCTTGTAGCTGAGGATTTGATCAGGAAACAGGTCTTGCCAATAGGTTACGGGTTCAAGGTTGTTGTCCCAGATGAATCCCTGATCTCCGATCTTCGGCATCTTGCGATACCTGTCCATGTAGAGTTCAGGGCGACGTGCGAATTTTTCGTAGAGCCGTGACATATCGCCATTCCACGCCATGATACCGGAGCCGATAGAAACGCCCTTGCTTGGGTTACGCAATGCAATGAAAGGATGCTGCTCCGCTGCTTCCAACATGGGCGTGATGTCGCCCGTAATCGTTGTGTCCAGATCGAAATAGAGGCATGGGCCGCTGACTTTGAACATTTCAATCTTGGGCCACCATGTCGGCCAGTCATGCTCAAGGATTTCATCGTCAAGACACAGGAAGGCATCAGTGTAGGGTTCCACCTGTTTGCGCAGACGCTCTACATGCTCATCTTTGAAATCGCCACCACGCCGCAGCACAGTCAATACGGTTGTCATATCAAATCCTCCAATGGGCGCGTCGGAAATGCTGTCACATTTGAACCGTTCGGCCCGACAAAGTTTATCACGTTTACACCCTTGGCTGCAAACTGCTCAACGGTATGGTCAAACTCTCGCGCCCATCGCGGAAGCATGTTTGACGTGTTGCGTGCCTGCCACCTGTAGCCGTCATGGAAATGACTTTTATCGCCATCCCATTTGAAGTCGAAGCCTAGTAGCGCGATCTCCTTGTATCCAAGAAGATATGCGATATTCAGGGCGGCAAACCCGGAATTGGTGCCGGTCAATTCATCAAGGGATTCTGACAGACCTTTAAACCTGCCGCGTTTTGATACATGAGCGCCGTGCCTTGGCTGATCGTCAACTACAAGTTCTGTGACATATTTGTCACCTTTGAACTTAACGACTTCATCCTGAAAGCCGCGCCAGAACCGCTTGTCTATCGTGACAAGTGCATCACAGTCTGCGATCCAGGCTGACTTGTTGGCACCTATACGGTAGCCATCAGGAAGGCGATTAAAGTCAAACCCTTGCAGGGACGGGCCAGATGCGATGACATAACAGGTAGTCATTCACAATATGACCTCTTCATAGGATGACCTCAAACATCTCCGAAATAGACCCCTCGCTACCCCAGCGGATCACCTTTTCATCGAAGTGGTCAGCGAGTTCTTCATGCCATGCCTCGTAGTTTTCACGCCGGTTCACATGGAGGTCAACACCGTTAAATCTTGAAGGGCCATTATGGACGGTCAGTAGAACACGTTTCTTGGCGACACGCTTCAGTTCCTTGCAGGCGAGAGCGGTGTCACTCGGAACAAGATGCTCCATCACGTCGAACATCGTGACGGTATCGAAAGCGTCATCGTCAAACGGCAGGTCGTGGACAAGAGAGTTTACGACATGCTTGCCGTCACAGAGGTATGGGACAGCCTCGGTGCCCTGCACGGGGCCGTGCCCAAGCTTCTCTGCCATCATCAGCACTTCACCACGCCCGGTGGATACGTCCAGCAGAGAGCCACGTTCGATGCGCTCAAGGTGCTTCAGGATGTGTTTACGACGACGGTCCCCGAGCCGGTAGTTCTCGTGCTGGTAGGCGGCGACGTATTTGGCTACCTCACTGTCACGTTTAATAGCCATACTTGTCACCATCGTAATGGCTCGGCGGGTTAGCAAACTGGTCCTGCTTGAACTTCGGCTGAACGCGGTCGTCGTTCTCGTCATTCGCGCGGATACCGGAAACAGTCATGCCACCAGCGAGCGGGACGCCAAAGCCTTTGCTGCCGAACTTCTTGGACTGCGATTCCAGCCGGACAGCCAGTTTGTAGTAGTTGTCTGCCGTGCTGCTGCCGTTGGACCAGACATTCTCAAAGCGTTGGTCCGTATCGGACGCATACTTTGCGCCGATAGCGCGAGCGCACATGGCCGCTGCAAGGTAGATGTCATTCTCGGCTTGCGTCAGCGCGAAGGCGATCTCAGCATCAGTCAGGTCAGCGTCGTTAGTCCCGTCCACATCGGTATCACCGATCAGGAACCTGACGGCATCAGAGTTTGAGTTAGATGGGTCGGTGTATGTGGCTGTCATGCGTCCGCCCGGTTGTCACGGATTGCCTGCCGCTGGTCTTTCTTTGACACCTTGTAAGGGGCACCTTCTGCGTCTGCAATCGCGCGGAGTTCCTTCATGTCGTCAATGGCGTCGAGTTCGTCGGTGGGTTCGTCATAGTAATCCATCGACTCAAGCGGGTTATCCTCAATCTCAGCCAGTTCTTCAATCTTATCCTTGAAGGTAACATCAACCGGTTCAGGTGTTGGTTTTACGGTAGTTTTATCCTCAACGGTAACATTAACCGGCTTGCTGTCAGCATGATAAAGATACCCTGCCTCGAACATTTGCAGAACGCGGCGTTGTGCTACGGCGAGTTTCTTCCAGTCGAACTGCTGGCCACCTGCGATCTTGTTGCCGTTCGCGGTGAACGCCTTGCGTGCGTAGATGGGCTTGGAGGGGTCGAACTTCCGCTCGGGGATGCGTGCCATTGATAGGTCTCCTGAGTGTTTGTTTGGGGCAGTATAAAAGTTCTTGACGAATCAGGCAATGACGGGGTAGGGATCGCACAGAAAAAGGTGATGAACATGCAATACGAAGACGATTACTGGACAGACGTTGTGACCTTAAAGGAGGGCATGAAGGTCAAAGACTTGCCAGAAGACTGGCGAGGTTCGTTTGGTCAGCCAATCGCTGGCGGTCGCCCAGAGTTCAAGTTTCAGTCAGGCACGTTTTACAAACTGACATACATTGAATGGGATGTTTTCGAGGCTCCGATCCCGTGGGGAACAACTATCATTCTGTGCCGAAGGACGTGGAACTACAGGATTGTTCCTCCCAAGATGTCTATGTCGGGATCGTCTCAGTTGAAGATGGCAGAGATTGCTATGTCTCCAAAGGGCTATGGTGAAACTGGTATTGCAGCACAGAGACACGCCCGTGGAATTGTTTGGTGTTGAAAGGAAAAGGGCGGCACTAAAGCCGCCCCCTCCTGATCTTTTGATGTCGTTACGCGACGATGGTATCCCAGAAGTAGCCCATGTCAGCCGAAACCAGTTTCATGTCAAAGGCGGCTTGGCCCTCAACACGGGTGCTTTCCAGATGATCCAGATAGAACCGCTTGGTTGCAACACCGAAGGCATTGGTTTGACCCATGAAGCCCGACCACGAGAACTGGTAGCCAGCAGTCGGCGTCATCAGCGACGGCGTGGGCGCTGCGTAGCAGAGCAGGGCTTTCTTACCACCGATGAACGAGTGCGATGCCGTTGCACCTTGGGCGGCGGTGTTCTCGATTGCGCGAGAAACAACAATCTCGTCCAGACCGAACAGGGCTGCGAGGGTCTGCTCGTTCACCATCGCCGGGTTGGCGGTGGTCGAGGTTGCATATTTCACGCGGTCCACGATGTCCGGGTGGTCAACCAGAGCGTCCATCACCGGCTGGGTCAGAACCAGCTTGTTCGGCATGAACCCGGTCGATTCCAGGATGGTGGTCTTCGCCGTGCGGATGTCGCCAATCGGGTCGCCCGAAACGGTGTCCGACCACTGGATGACTTCGTTGGTGCCAGCCGAGGAGGCCACACCATCGTAGTCGTTGGTCCACTTGCCGCCAGTGAAGAAGTTGGTGGTCCAGACCTTCTCCCGCTTGATGAGCATCTTGTGCATCACCAGTTCAGCAGCAGCGCGCTCCACGTCAACGGCAGGGTCAGCGTTCGAGCGAACCTGATCCGGCACATCGTGGTGGAAGGCGTAGACATTGGCGAAGTAGGTAGGCGTGTTGTCCAGTTCGTAACCGCCGCCAGCAGACTCGGTGCCGGGTGCGCGAACTTCTGCTTCGTCACGGTTGAAGTCACCACGGTCGAACACGAAGTAGCGATCCGACTGCTTGGACACCGGGACGTTCGGGAAAACCCGACCTGCCGCGAAGTGGTTGGCGTTCTGAAGGAACGCAACCGAGATGTTCGTCAGGGCCGCGTCAACATGAACGGCGCTGTTCGTAGGTTGTGTCATTGTTCACACTCCTCTCTATCAGGCCGCGCCGCGCGGCTGGAACACGATGGAAATGACTTCACCATCAGCGCCGCCAGTAACTGCGGTGCCAAGAATGATGTCGTCGGTGCCTGCGGTGATGGCCTCGCCTGTTGCGTTCGATGCGACAGCCGCGCCAGCAGCAACAGTGCCACCTGCCTCAACGCGGGTCAGGCCACCGATGCAGACTTCTGCGGCACGGCCCGCTGCGGCGGGGTCGTTCAGCAGAACACCGATGGAAGCAGCGCCGTCAGTCGAGACGCTGAGTTGACCGTCCGAGTCCATCGTCACGAAGTGAAACTGGTTGCTCGAAAGGTCCGCGCCAGCCTCAAGGGTGACGCAAGTTTGGGAGTTGTAGGTAGCCATTTGCGCTCTCCTCAGTTGGCTTCGGCGCGGGCTTCGGCCATCAGGGCCTTGCCTTCACCGGCTTTGGTTACTTCTGCGTATGCAGATTCGAACGGCACCTTATGCTCTGCGGCATAGTCGGTTGCCATCTTGTTCAGGCGGAACGTGGCAGATGCTTCGTCGCCCATCGGGTTTGACCCGATTTCTTCCATCTGCTTCTTGATTGCTGCGTCAGCCGCCTTCAGGGCCTTCAGCACGTCAGCGTCTTCACCAACAGCGGCCAGCAGTTTGCCTTTTGCAAGATCGGTTCCTGCAAGGTTCGGCAGTTCTTCTGCGCCGCGCTTTGCGAGGGTGACTTCTTCGCGCTCTTGACGCATCTTGGTCAGTTCTGCTTCCTGTGCTTCGATCCGCTTCAGGATCGGTGCCGGAACTGCCGACTTTTCGACGCGCTCACCGTCGATCTCAACATATTCAGGATCGGCACGCTTGGTCAGCTTGCCTTCCTCAACGTCAAAACCGGCTTCGTCTGCGGCTTTCTTGAGTGCCGCCACTTCTGCTTCTGCGCCTTCAGCCCGCTTGGTCAGGTCATCAACCTGGCCCTCCAGAGCCTCCAGCTTCACAGCGAGTTCTTGAGGGTCCATGTTTTGACCTCCTTTCGTGGTTTTCTCGCCCATACACATGGCTTTGGCTTCCTTCTCGGAATAACCCTTGTCCATGTATTCCTTCATTTTTGCCTTCTGTTCGTCGGTCATTCCGTCCATGTTGTCTCCGCGTTTGAAAAGGGTGATCCGCGCATCGCTGTTCGCGGGCACGTCAACGAGGCTGATTTCGTCCAGTTGAATGTTTTTGAGCATGTGCGGTTTCATTCGATTTCCTCCCGCGAGCCAGCCTTGCCGCCAATGGAAAAGCCGGTGAAACGGCCCTTCTTCATTTCGGACCAAGTGTCATCGTCATGAACTTTCATGGCAATAATCCATCCCTCTCGGTCGGAGTAGATTCCAAACCTGTTCATCAATTCGTTGGTTAGGGGCATAGAATGGATGACTTCGCCGATCTGCTCGCCTTCGTGCATGGCTTTTGCCTTTCGCACATCCAGCATGAACGAGTTTGCCATCTTCTCCATTTCTTCGGGCGAGATTACATCGCCTTGTGTATCGACTACAGCCTTGCCGTCTTCGGTCACGACAGAAGCCCAACCCCAGACAATGCGCTGCTCGTCGTCCATCTTGACGACTTTCGCTTGCTCAACAGATTTGGACACAGGCGTGTGTTGCATAATGGTCGCAATTATCGCGGAAATCGTCCTTTCAAGCAACCCCTCCTTGACAGGCTCATCGTGGTCTTTGATTCCTGCAAGTTCCCTGATTCGTTCAAGGTATTCTTCGTGGTCTTCTCCAGGCATGTAGACGGCCTGCCCATTGCGATCATGGACGTGGATTTCACCTTCAAGCCCAAGGTCCATCGAGCGGACAGCGGCCTCTGCTGGTTCTGTGAAACTGTCGTCGTCAATCTGACGTTTTTCCAGGCGGTCCATGACAGAGTTGGCCCAGTTCACGCCGCTAGTCCCGCCCCATCCCAGCCACGCTACGTGGCCACGATCCTTCCACGGTGTGTCCTTGAACTTGGGATCTACTTCAGCGTTCTTGCGGTGACGTGCGAAGGCCGACATGCGGGCAACTGTATCGCGTGACAGGTTTTCACCGGATGCAAGTTGATTGGCGCGGGTCCACCCTACCTGAGTCATGCCTTTTACTTCATCACCATACTTTTCCTTCCAGCGGAGAACGCGGCGGGCGTTGTTGCGGGAAGATGCAGGCGGTCTAAACGTATCCTCTTTCCGGGTCCGCTCCCAATCGGCGGACGGGACGTGAACGGATGATGCTGTTGGGGAGGATTTCTTGATCTTATCGTGGATGTCCTTGTCGTGGTTGATCGACTTTGCACCACGGGCTGCTGAGAGAAAGCTGTTGACACGCGCCATAGCCCATTGCTCAGGCGATTTGACGTTCGGTCTGACGCTGGAAGGATTTGTTCGATACGCTCCTACGCCACGGTCATACACGTCACGCAGCATACCCATAGTGATTTTGCCGTGCTTGTCGGCGTATTTATCGTTCCACTCGTCAATTTTGTTACGCAAGCCGGTGTCACTGGATTTCTCGGTTGAGTTGCGCTCCCACTTGCCCGTCGCATTATCCCGGTTGAACCCCGCACGACGAAGCGCAGCCCATGCGGATGCCATAGCAACGGCTTCAGAGCGCCCTGCGTCCAGTTGGGAGTTCACGGTGTTGCGGAAAATTTCCTGACCACGTTCTGACGGGATCAGTTGACGGAGACGGGCTGGCAGTCGCTCGTATGGCATCGCTTACCTGCAAAAAGAAAGACGCTGTGGCTTTAATACCACAGCGCCCTGCAAGTTAGCAAATGGGTGGGTTGACTAGTACTTCTTACGCTTCAGCGCGGATAGTTCCTTGCTTACTTCAATCAATCTTTGTTTTGTTCTGTCCAGTTCAATCGCCTTTTCTCTGTGCCCATTGCTATGATACCTGACCAACTCGATCAACTCATCACGGTCGTAATCGCATGGAAACCTTTTCGTCATATTTTTCCCTTCAATGGAGACACGGGCGGGAATCGAACCCGAGTGTCAGGATTTGCAATCCGTCTATGGCCCAGCCAAGTCCCGTGTCACCATTTCTTCAACCACGAAGGATGTGATTCGTCAAGCGGGAATTACACCCCGCACGAACCTCCGTTGCCAGAAATATCGCAAATATCATGCGTCTCGACGTGTTCGTAGAACTCTTCACCCAACTTCGTAACAGCCTCTGAGTAAGGCACTGACGTAAGAGGTTGACCGCCACGAGCACCATCCGGGTAGCAGGTAAACCCGCGAAGCCGGTGCGCGTATGATGCCAAGGTCTTTGCAAAGTCAGACACCGTGTCCTCATTATTCAGCTTGCCCCCCCACGCCGGAAGGTTGATGGTAGACGAAATGGACATATCCACGTAGTCCTGAACATCGGCCTGAAACTTGATGCGCCGTTCGTAGTTGTCTGCCAAATCCAGCGCGCTCTCGACGTTCTCAGGGTCGGCACCGTAGAAATCAATAAGTTCCTGCGCCGCGCTGTCCACGACATACTGATACGCCCAGCGGTCCTTGCCTTTCAAATACCGACGCTTGTAGGCAACGGCAAAGATGGGTTCAATGCCGGTGCTTGTTCCAGCAAGAATACCAATGGAACCTGTAGGTGCGATTGCTCTGTTCGCCACAGGACGGCTGATGGACAATAGGTCAGCAAACGACTTGCTCACATCGTCTGATACCCCTTTGTAGACAGACAGCCACTGGTGAAGTTCTGGTGTGACCTCATAAGCGTATCCGCGTTTGATGAGCCATTCGTGGACACCCATAAAACCAAGGCCAAGGCGACGGTTTTTCTCTCGGGTCTCGTAGACCTTTTCGTATGGGAGTTTTGCCTTCAGCGTCCCGCAAATCAGGAACATTGTTGCGAGACGAACAATGTCGCGCAACTCGTCAATGCTCTCAACGCGACCAAAGTTGATGGAACCAAGGTTGCACACGTCGCTATCATCTTCGGAGGTAACTTCGGTGCAGGCATTACGAAGCGTCTCGCGCTCTTTGTCGAAGAAGTTGAACGAGAAGCCTGGCTCCGCCGTTTTCAGTGCTTGACGGACATTCTCCTCAAAAACCTTACCCGGATCACCTGTTTGCCAATAACTCAACAGCCATTCTGTGTCGTAGTTGACGGAAATGTTCGTCATGTCCAGAGGAGCCGGGAAGTTGAAGTCGTCCTGCTTGATGTCCCATAGACTCTTCCCTGTGCTACCAACAGGCATGTCAGCCCAGTCTTTTGCCTTCAGGAACTTACTCACGTCTCCGTGCTTCCAATTTAGAGAAGCATAGATGGCAGAACGACGAGACCCACCCTGCATTACGCGGCGACCAATCTCGTTAATCATATTCATCTTTGGGATTGGTCCGGATGCCTGACCGCCAGTCCTCTGGATTGGCGATCCTTCCGCCCGATACACGGAGTAATCAACGCCTATTCCGCCGCCTGTCATAAGACAAGATTCGGCTTTCCAAGAAAGGTTGGCCCAGTCTTCCCTAGTGTCTTCTTCTGCCCGCAAAAGGTAGCAGTTGTTGAAGAACTTATTTGGGCGGCCAGCATAGTAGAGATAGCGACCGCCTGGGATAAACTTCAGGTCACGGATATATTCTTCAAGTGCATCCCTGTCTTCTTTTGTTACATATGCAGACATGACATCATCAACAAGCGTCTTGGCGAGCGCAGCCCATGTCTCAGCGCCTTCGTGCCGATACTTGTGGTTGAAGATGTCTTCCGAAAACTTGCTTCGGAACATAGGATTTAGATTTGACTTGAACGCAGCCATGTTATCTCCTTCTATGTAGAGTTAAACGAACCCCCTGAATACCAAATCAGGTAGGCGCGGGTCTAGTGGTAAATTGTGTGGTTTCTACACCTGATCCCGCCGCGCAACCGCGTCCTGCGTGGTGAACTTCTCAGGGAACCGCTTGCGCAATTTGGCGATATTAGCGGCCATGAGTTCTTCCGGTGTGGTGTCGTTCATTTTGCAGGCCCAATCGAGCCAGTGCAGTAGCGTTCCGATATACTTCGTGAAACGCGGAATGTCCGTCTGCACACCGTAGAAGCAGGATCGCTTCATGACATCGCAGAGACCTCCGACGATCCCATGGTAAGAAAGTTCTTTTGGTGCGCCATGATCCTTTAACTCGTCAAACGTTAGACCCAACTCGTCCGCCGCGATAGCGACATACCAGTAGATGTCTCCAAGTTCTTCCAGCGCGTTGTTATCGTCAACGGCATCCTCGTATTCCATGAGTTCCGTCACGATACCCAGTGTCGCGTGCAGCAAGCGCGGACTGCCTGCGTTGAATTGCAAGCTCTCGGTGCGGGTGGCTTGTTGGATGTAGGTGGTCATTTGCTGTCTCCTTTTGAATGTCTCGCAAGAGCAACCAAATACTCAGCAAAAAGAATTGGCGTAAGATGCGATTCCGAAGACGGAAGCCTTGGTTTCTGATTGTGTCCCGTGTTTACACCGCCTCCGACTTGGTGAGTTCCTTTCTTGCGCCCAGTAGTAAACTCAATCGGCTCGCGGTCGCCAACGTAATATAACCAGGTCTTTTTGGTTGCCCTGTGTCCATATATGGACTGATAAACCTCACCTACCCATTCGTTATCCCCGCACTTGTTCCAGAAGTTACCTTTTGGTTTTTGCAGGTTGAAGTGCCTGTAAGCTATACTACCAGCCGGATGCTCCAAAACTCCACCACAGCGGCGCAAAGAGGACAACGCAGACTCAAAACATCCATCATCCTCTCCGATTGGAGTTCCCCATCTGGCGTGGTTTATAGGGGCGAGTTTCCCCCACCTGGCGCATGGTGGGTGTGCGACAACGGGGTGTCCCCCATCATACTTTCTTGCGTCCTGTTCAATGCCCCAGAAATCAACTCCATCCATGTGGCCATATGGACCGTCTTTGTGAACGAAAAGAGCCGCAACCCTTTGCATTTCGCGCATCATATCCCCTCATCTTTGAACACCTGGAGCCATTGCTTGCAGATGTCGGAACGAACAACATCCTCGATAGTGAACTCAATCACCGGGATTGGCAAGGAGTATTTCTTAGCAAGATGCACAATTTTCGCAAGTCCGCTGGTTTCTTTCAGGTCCGTCTGCTCTACGTCGCCATCCAGCACGATCTGACTGTTTTCACCGACGCGGGTCAGCATGGCTTTCATCTCTGGAACGGTTAGGTTCTGCGCCTCGTCTACGATGATGAGTGCATTGTCAAAACTGCGCCCACGAATCAGTGCGAGCGGAACAATCTCGATATTGCCATTTTTGATCGCTGTCTCGACCTTGCCCTTACCAAGGTGCTGCTCAAGAACATCAAGAACAGGCAAGGCCCACGGCAGGACTTTTTCGGTCAGGTCTCCTGGCAGGAAACCGATACCCTTACCTACCTCCACATGAGGGCGCGTAATGATTATCTTGTCGATCTGCTTAGTATTGTAGAGACTTGCTGCATGGGACGCTGCAACGTAAGTCTTGCCTGTCCCTGCTGGCCCACAAACGATAACCTGATCCGCTTTCACCAGCGCGTCAAGATACGCCTTCTGGCGTTCATTTCTTGGTAGGATTTCTATGGGTTTGGCCTTGTCTGCGCCTTTGTAGGTTGTTGTTCTTTTCGTCGTGCGGGTCTTGGGGCGCTGCTGCGTCATACCTCACCTTGTTCGCATGGCGTTGGTGCGATTATGACGGGTGGCGATGCGGGGGTCAATGTGAAGGTGCCCCACCGGGTAGGGCGTGTGTCACGTCCCGGTGGAGCTTTAGCAGCGTGAACAAGCCCGAAGGCCCCCCTGAACTTGTTGAGACGCGGGCCGACCGGGTTAAGCCCAATCCATTAACGCACCCGGTATCCAGGCGACTTACAGGCCGCGTCTCAGGTGGTGTCAGGTGGCGTTTGAAACGCTCTACGGGCTTACAACTTCCGTCCCTGACACCGCCAGAAAGGCGGATATGTTGAGACGCGGTATAGGTCAACGGGCGCGTTTCGCGTTGCGCGTGCGGGCCTTTCCCGCACCTTTTCCGTCTAGCCCCCTTGCGCCTCGCAAGTTTTGGCCGGGGGTTCTTCCTTACGGGCTGCGATACCCGCCGCGTCTCATTTGCCTACTAACCACACCCCACTCGATTCGTCAAGCGTTTTCCAAATACCCGAAGAAACCTGCTGTGATGTCAGCCGCCTTGTCCCACTTGGCGCGGAACCCAACCCATTCGCCAGCAGGAATTGGGAAAGGGCCAAAGTTCGGGAAGGTTGCAGAACCGTCCTGAATGGCAACAGCCGCGAGCGGATGCAGATACCCGTCTTCCGCGAAACTGTCGCCGTTGATGAAGGACGTGACAAGGCTGACGATAACCTTGCTGTCTGACGAACCAGACGCCGAACCTGCATACAGGCCCGTAAGCATCAGGCGTTTGTTCGCAGGAACCCGGATCATGGACGTGTGGAATTGGATGTCACCAGCGGACATACGCCCGTAGGTGGTTCCACCACTCGTCATGGTGATGGTTCCATTAACCGGGCCGAACTTGGAATAGGCGTTGTTAAGAGCGCGAATGTCGGTTGCCGTTGTCGTGACTGATGTTGTGCCGTTCAACGTCACTGTCTCGTGACGCTCGATCAGGTTTCCGTCAAGGTAGCGTATAACGATGTCGCCAGTGTCGCTTGCCGATGTGGAGACAAGCGTAAGCTGGATGTTGTCAGGCACCGTAAGAGTCGTCGGCATACCAGTTTGCCAGACGATGCTCGCGCCTGATCCCGTGACAACCTTCTCCCCAAAGGACGTGAACGGCGTAGACCCCGGCACGTTCCCACGGGCTATGTCAGCCGCGTTATTCGTGCGCCACAGGCGTTCAGGCCATGGTTGGGTCATTACCTTCCGCCTCCTGCGCCACAGCATTAGGGCGCGGCCTGTCTGGGTCACCTTCAGGGAGGCCAGCAACGTCGCGCAGGTGCTTGTCTAGGCGGTCGTCTGGGAACAGGTCCACACCGGACAGCGCAAGACGCTGGATGAACGTGCCGAGTTCTTCAAGGTCCACGGGCGCGATCCGGCCACGCACGATCTTCGGCATGTCATCCTTGTTCATGCCGTTTAACTCCCACAGATAGGGCAGCAGTTTCCGGTTCAACTGCGCGGAAATCGTGTCAGCGTAACCTTCCAGCGCCTTCAGGAACAGGTCAGCCTTGGATTTTGACAGCGCAAAAGACCCACGGTCGTTCATACCAAGCATCACGAAATCAGCCATACAGGACATAGCCATTTCCTGCTGGTAACGAGTGATGACCTTTCCGGTGTCGATGTCACGGGTGCCCTTGGACGCGATCAGGTCAAACTTGACCATCGGTGAATTGGTCAGCTTACCATCATCTTCGGCCCACAGGTCTGACGGGACAGCAATGAATCCCTGCTCGTTGCGCTTCACGTCGCGTCCGATACGTTTCGCCTCCGAGATGAAGTTCTTTTGCCAGTCTGGCGCGTCACTGGAGAACCACTCGCCGGGGATTGACCAGATAGGCAGACCGTTCAACTCGCGCTCGATGCCAACCCCTTCAAAATACTTGATGTTGTTCGCGGCGTGCCATGAAGTGTAGGCAGAACGTAACACAGAACGGCCTGAAGGCTCGTTGGCCGCAGAAGTGGTGCGGAAATGCAACAGTCTATTATACGGGATGTAGACGTTCTTCTGCGCTGCAACCTGCCACACGCCCTTGATGTCGCCGGTTTCCGTGGTCTCGAACCTGTCAATCGTCCACGCAGCACGGGACGCCAGTTTTTTCATACGGACAAGGCCATCACTATCCCGTCGCGGAACCATCTCGAACAGGCTGAAGCCGTATGGGAGCATGGTCAGGACATCTGCGACGAACTCCTCCCATGACTTGTCGTCCATACCGTGCATGACGCTACGGACGAACTCGACAGCAGTTTCCGACCCCTCCTCGACGCGCCACTCGATAGACCGCAGCATCATGGTCTGGGCTGTCAAGATGGCCCCGATGATGGGGTCATTCTCAGCCATCTCCCTATACTTCTTGATGCCCTGTCGCCCACGAAGCTGGACAACGAACTCGTCATTCCTGATTCCCCAATCCGGGCGAGAATCCGACGCTACCCCGAGTTCCTGAAATTGGCGTGCCATTTATGAGTCCTATGCGCTTGTTGCGCGTAGTATAGGGCTTTTATGCCACTTTGAAAACATTGTCTTGTTTGGAGCCAACCAGCGACAACTGTGGTGTCTTCCTGCCGCGTCGTGTCATCGCTGCGAGTTCGTTAAAGGCAGAAGCCGTTGCGTCAACCTGATCCTTGTATTTTCCCTTTGGGAAGAACCGCAACTCGTCCAGCCATGCTTTCGTCCATGTCCTATTGAGAACATTGACCTTTCCGATCTCGACCTGCGAGGCAAAAGGCTCCGCGCGCAACTCCTTCGACCCGGACTGTGCTTCGACCTTGACGCTGTATCCACGCAACTGCGCTGCGATGTCTTCCGACTGGGCCTTACCGGCCTGTCCGGGGTCGCGCGGTATGACGATTTTCGTGGTGATCCCGTCTTCATCCGCCATACGCTGAATCAGGTCTCGCACGCCACCACCGCCCAACTGCTTGCGCTGGATGTCCGCGACATAAAACTGCTGGCTTGCCTCTCCCCACAGGAGTCTTGTGCCGACCGTGTATGCCCCCTTTCCTTCGCTGCCAGCCAAGTCCCATGCTCGCACGGCGATGAAGTTCTCATCTGGCAACTCATCAATAATGCGGATGTTGTCCACTTGGATCAGTCCGCCTTTGCGGGGGACGGGACGCTGTTGTAGTTGCGCCGACGCAGCGTATGGGCCGAGCGCCGCTTTTAATCTCTCGACGGCTTCTGCACTGAACCGTTCCGGCCACATCAACTCGTTTTCCTCAGTGCGCGGGTCCGTCCAGCCGATGCTCGTGGTCTTGCGCTGCTCTTCTTCCCATTCCATCGGGATGTTCAGGTGTTCGTATCCGAGTTCAATGGCCGTGGAATACACGTCCTCCTCGTGGATACGCTGTCCCACAACTATAATCGGGCTGTTGTCTAGGTCGTTCACACGGGTCTGGAATGTTTCAAGGAACCATTGGACGGCTTCTGATCGCTTAGCGTCGGATTCACCTTCAGAAGCGTTGTGGGCGTCATCAAGGATCAACAGGTCGCCACGGAAGCCGGTCGTTGCACCGCCAACCGACATGGCGCGTAGACCACCCATGTGAGAGTTGTCGAAGTTCACTTTTGCGCCTTGTTCTGACGAGATCGAGACACCGAAGTTCTGCTGATACCAGTCGGTTTGCAGGATGGTCCGTGCATAGTAGTTGTCTCGCTCGCTGAGGCTAAGTGCGTATGACGCTCCGATAACCCGTGACCACGGCTTCTGCGTCCATAGATGTAAAGGAAGCATCACGCGGGTCAGCCGCGACTTCATTGCTCCAGGCGGAATGTTGATGACGAGGCGTTTGATCTCACCGCGTATAACCGCTTCAAGATGTTCGCAGATGGCCTCGATAGCCCATCCTTCTTTCATCTTGACACCCGGTTCCAAGATAGGCCACGCCTGCCGTGTGAACTCCAGCAGGCTCCTACGCGCAAGTTCCGCCCTGACTTTCTGTAGGGCCTCCGGTCCGTGCTCAAGGATTTGCTCAGGTGTCAGTTGCATGTGGCTATTATGTCACATGATTTGGCGCGCAACAACGTCTACCGATGCTTCCAGTTCTTCCAGCGTGCCTCCGTTGTGGATCACGTAGTCCGGCTTCGCCAGTTCTTTCGTGATGTCCATACTGCCGGTCTCTGGTGGGAAACCAGCGCGCTCGACCCAGATCACGTATTCAAACAGGTGACGGGAAGCAGACAGTTCGTCCATACGCCGCATACCCACATACATATCGTAACCGCGTGCCAGCATCGTGCGTGCGGTGCGGGTTTTGTCCGGTGTGTTGTAGAGCGAGATCATCCGCATCCACAGTTCACGGTGGTTCACCCGGTCAGCGAACATGGCGTCGAAGTCTGGGTAGAACCGTTTACCCCAATCGTCCCAGATGATCTCGCGCCCGACGAACTCGGACGACGATGTAAACCGGAACCCGTATTTGCGCGCCAGGATTTCAGCCACGGTGTCCTTGCCGTGACGTGCTGCACCTAAGATCAAAAGCTTAGGCCGCTCAAACGCGGCGATGTCATCTGCGGAGATCATTGGGAGAATACCCAAGCAGCAATCAAAAATACTGGCGCAAAAAATAAAAGGTTAATCAAGAATGATCTGCCAAAAATCTTTACGAAGGAAATCATTAGCATACAAAACATGCACACTCCAATAGTTGCTACGAGACCAGAAAACAAACCTTCAAATGTAAACATCATTTATCCCTCTCCAATTTCACGACAGCATGGCAGCCGTAACAAAAATCAACGTGACAACCACAAGCGTAACCGGGATAACCCAGCCCCACCGCATAACATAGCGCACAAGCAGCCATGCGGCTGTAAGCGCAAGCCCCCACAGGGAGGCGGCGGCGATGATGGCGTCAAGTGTTGGCATCCGTCACCTCCTTCAACAGAATAGCGCCCTGGACGGCCCAGAAGAACTCCTGCGGGCTATCAGCAACGTCATGTGCCGCCTGCAATGCATACAGGGTCAGCCCCTCCACCAGCGCGTCTGCGCAGGCTGCGGATGTGTAGTCTTTGGGGTCAAGTTGCATTTGGCGGCTCCGGTAGTGGCATCCAGTGGGTCAACGGCCATTCGTCATGACCATATTTTTGCCAATCCAAGGCGTCGGCAATTGTTTCCCAGCGTCCTTGGTCGTATCTGGCGACATCTGGTCTGCAGTCGTCCACCACAACGGCTACCCACGTCCCATCCTTCGGAGCCGTCTCAATCGGTTGCCATTCTTGTGTCATTTCTTCTTCCCCTTCTTTTTCCGCTTCTTCGGCAATGCAGGTAGCCGCCCCTGCTTACGCAGGACGTGCTGATGGACGTAGACGGTCGATAGCGCAATACCCAACTCGTCTGCGATTTTCTTGGCCTTGTCATTGGCCAGCGTCATCTCCAGAACGCGCTCCCGGTTGCCGTTCAGGTGGGTCATTCGTAAAGCCTCAACACACGTTCCAGAGCGTCAACATATTTTGCGCGGTCCTCTTTGTCGTCTAGGTCTTTCTCTTCACGATATATCTCATTCATCGTTTTGAGCATGTCTTTCAGACCAACAACCATAATTTCGTCCAGCGTTTCGTAGTCAATGTCTACTTTAGGCATATCACCACCCCCATACCGAATAGCCAACAGAAATGCCTGTGCCGAGGCCGAGCATGTATAGGAAAAACATCCCCATTAGCATTTTGTCTGCGTTCATCCCCTCGACTCCCTCACAAGTTTTGCGATGTATTGCAACGACACCCTGTAGGCACGCGCCACACCAGCGCGGGTTGCACCTTCATCCAATGCCCGCAGGATTTGCAGGTCTCGTTCGTCTCGTTCGCGTTCGTTCACAGAAGCGCCTCCACACCCAGCATGAGCAGGAACAGCACAACCGGCACGGAATACCATGCGGGGCACTCGGCGTAGAACCAGTATAGGAAGCGGGTCATTTGGATTCGTCCATGGCTGAATACCGCAATTTCATTACCGGAGTCCCTGTTATTCCTGTTAACCAAGACAGTTCTAATACTGTGACCCCATAATCGTGCTTCTGTGCTACTTGTAACATTTCTTTAGCAACCACATCAGGGTGTGTTCTTGGTGTTTCTGAAGTCATTGTCCAGTATCTCCAATCCATTCACCGCGCTCTACGCATCGCCGATACGGCGCTATGGTCCGTGTTGCAGGGTTGTAATGTGTTCCTGTCTCATAGCGCAGACAGGGGCCTTGGTCGTTATCCGTGTTAACACCAAGTGTCACGATTACGATTGTCACAACAAGCCAAGCACACAGCAGGATTCCGCCTGCGTTGAACTTGTCTTCATTTATCAGGAAGAAGGCATAAACAACAAGGCAAATCCACGCTACAATCGCAATTGCTCCAAGGAAATAGATCATGTCTCACCTCGTGCTTTGGCCATAGCTGTGCGCACTTGAACCAGAATGTCATTTGCACCGATACATCCATAAATGCCCACGCCTTCCACGAACGCCACAATGCTTTCCTCTGCCGCCTCCAACGCATCGTAGAGGTCGGGGGCTGCTGCGATTAGGTGGGCGTTGGCCTTTATTTCTAAATCAACATCTTCGTTGTAGCCAAGATCGTAGCCGTGTATGTGCTTTCCACAGGTAGACGAAACCTCAATGTCTGTTTCCCACTCGTCGCCATTTGGGTCACATCCAGTAAGTATTTCCGTAACCCAGGGCCCCGGCGTCCATTTCTTGTCGGTCATCCCATCATCTCCTTATCGAATAACACGCGCACAATACTGCAAATGATCCACACCTACCCGGCGCTGGTAGAGCAGGACATCCCCGTTCACATACGCGCGCCAGGCTTCCTTGGCTTCGCGGATGCGGTGGCCATCGCGGTCAACACAGTGGAAGCCCTCGTGGTAGATAATCTCGTCCCCGATCTCGCTGCGGGCCAGTTTGTCAATGAAGGTCATTGTTTTGCGTCTCCAGTCAAAGCACCCCAACTTACCGGAAACAGCGGCTCAATCAATGAACCAGCCTGCTCCGCGATCATGCGTGTTTCAGCCTGTGCATCCGGTTTTGCACGAAGGTTATACATGCTTGCCCATGCTCCAAGTGTTCCAGACCAATACCATTGGGTGTAATGATTCAATGGCAGGATACCTCTTGCTTGCTCAGGGCAAAGCCCCTCCTTAATAAGGCGCTCATAAGTGTCCGCCACTCCCTCACAGTAATCTTCTACCGTGTCTGATCCAGAGTTGAATACACCATATCTCGGAAGCATGTTCAAGCAAAATTGCCGTATTTGCTCTGGCGTAGCAGAATTTTTCATCGTGTTCGCAAGTCTGGATATGACTTGGACGTTACCTTTTACGTATCCTTTCTCATTGTTGATTCTGTCGAGCGATGGCGAATCCGGGCCATTGTTACCATGTCCCTTCCTGTCGTAGTCAAGTTTAACGCCTAAAATCGGGCAGTGAGTAACCCAAGGGATGTCATCGTATTCAAGGTTAAACTCAATGCCTTTCCTCTTCGCACCGTTCCTCCAGTTAGTCAGTTTTCGATTCGTGATAGACTGGTCCGGTCTGGTTCCATACTTTTCACGGTATGACTTGTCTATGTCAAACGCGACTTCGCTGCTGCCTTGCTTCTTGTCTTCGGCAGCCATCCTCCACACTTCAGGATAATAGAACTCTGGCCTCTCGGAAACATAGCGCCTAGACACCTCGTTCCAAATCATGAAACGGTGCTTTACCATTTGCCGCGCCACGAAGACAGGAGCCTTGACGTGTAGCGTGATGAACGTGTGGTTGAAGGGACTGGTATGTCCATGACGCGCCAGGTAGCGGATCAAGCGGGTGTCCTTGTCATCGTCAAACTCATCATGCTTCTTATCAAACGACACACGCGCTGCATTGGCCACCATAAGGTCGGACCCGCAGTGTTGGATGTAGGTGGTTTGCATCACGCCCAAAAGCCTCCCCATGCGAGGATGGCGAGCATGAGAGCAGCACCAAGTGTTTGGATGAGTAGTTCATCCTTTTTGCTGACAAGCCCAAACGTAACAAGGCACAAAAGCACCCACTGTGCGCCGCCCCAGTTGGCGGGGTTGATAAGGTCGGTCATTAAAGTTCCTCCATCTTGATGCTGTCGCAGTCGGGCTTGCCGTCGATCAGGTCAAAGGTGATGCGGTGGGTTCCTTCCATGTTAAGGCTGGAAACTGCTAGCACATCTTCTTCCCACGTATAAGTCACCGTCTCCCGATTGGGTTCCGGGCGGACGCGGTAGGCGAAATTTTCATACCATTCTGGATTGCACTCAACCCACCCCGACAAGAAATAACACTCAATGACCTTCCCCTCATGCTTCGCCAGCAACAACGCGCCCTTTTCCTCGGGTGTCATGTCGCGCCAAAGCTTGGGGGTGTCATCAACCTCCCATGCGTGATCCGGGGATACGCTGGCGCGGGGCCGTCCCCGCTTGGTGGTGTCGGACGCGCGGGAGACGATGCGCCAGATAGGGTTGTCCAGAAGCAACGGATAACCTCCCGTGGAATATGCAGCATCCTCGGTTATATCTATGATGATTTTTCGAACACCGATCTTGTCGCACACCACATCCCCCGGCTGCACGTCGAGTTCGCGGAGGGTCTTATACTCATTTGTCATCTGTCAATCCTCCATCTCGGTAATGGCAACGAGGTCTCCGGGTTTCATGCGGTAGTAGTGTTCAAAGTCCGCGCCAGCCACGTAGAGCATGTCACCATCCATTCGGTAGTCCATGACGTGTTCGATAAACGCATATCCCGGCACTTGAATGTTGTATCGAGTTTGCTTGGGTTCGCCGTGGCGGGTCCAGTCGCGACAATGGATATGCGCGCTTCTGCGCCACCTGCAATAAATCTCCCCGCCTTTGTCGTCGATGGTATCGAAACCCCTGTAATCCTCATTAAATACCTCATACCGTTTACCTGGCGTAAGGTAGTCTGGGTGGCCTTCGTAGCAGTCGAAGCTTGCGTAGGTGGTCATACCGTGCTCCTCTCACTCAAACGTGATCGTGATGCTGTCGCCGGGGTAGAAGCGGTGGGTGGCGTCGGATGGGTCGAAGGAATCGTAAACCATGTAAACATGATTCCCTCTGCGTTCCTTGATAACGAGGCCCCCATCTCCACTAATATACGCAACGCACTCGCGCTCATCGGGTTTGGTGTCGTAGGTTAATTTCATGGGTTGGTCTCCTTATGCTCCACAGTGATTCGCTCGATGAGGTCCGAGTTGACCAAAACGCCATTGATCTCAACGAAGCCTTTCAGCAGGCAAGGTTCCGGCCTAAGCCAGTCATTTTCGTCATACTCAATCTCCTCTACCTCCTGGTGGCCGTCCTTGTAGATGAAGGTGAACGTAGCGACCATTGGGCGCGGTGGTGAATCTGATTCAGGTTTGTTTTTCCAGAACATCTGTGGTGGTCCTTTCTACAGATATGGGTGGGATCGTCTCTTATGCCGTATGTTTTTGTCGTATATGTTCTTGAATCGGTAGTATTCATCCGGCAACTTTTCCGGGCCATCATCCATTTGCGTCACGGTCCATAGGCATCCTACCTTCATTAGAACGACATCAGGGCAACCTTCTTGATCCCAGTCTTCTACCTTCAGGACCGTCCATGATTCAACAAAGTCATGAATGATGTCCATATAGTGGCCATCCCGGATGATGTATGTCTTTTCTGTTACACCATTTTCTCCGTCGTAGACCGGGAACTTGCAGACATGGAACATGGCCATCTGTGGTGGTCCCTTCTTTTGATGTTTTCACACTTCTACGATGGTGTAGGATGTTTCTTCGATGATCTTATCAAGTTCGTAAATAAGCATCATTTCAATTTTAAGGGTATAATCATACATTTCATAGATTCCGGTTGGACGATAAAACTTATCTATTCTTTTTTTGATTGATTCTTCCCTTATTTCAAATGCCGCCTTAGCAAGGCTTTTGTGTTCCTTGTTGCTACCGCTAACGCGGAACACGTCATAACTAACCTGTCCAAGTCCATGTGGTTCGGACGACTTAATTTCATCCAACTTTTCCGCCAGTTTGCGCGCCTCCTCTGCGCAGAAACAATTTCCAGAGCAAAGATCAGCCCGTGCTTCTCTTGACATCTTTTCTCGCCATGCGGTTACAGCTTCTTCACGGGTCTTGTATTCGTGCAAGCTGTCACTGAACACCCATACTGTCTTGGTTTCCTTGAATATGGTTTTTGGCATTGGGTTGATCCTTTTTATTTTGGTTGATTCTATACCTATTACCAGACGCTTTTGATGATGAACACGAACAGCAGGGGTGCCATAGCAAGGAAAGCCAGTCCGTAGAACATCAGCATACCTTTGAAGGCAATTTGCTCTATCTCTTTCCAGGTAAGTGGTTCTGGCTCCTGATAGTTGTATTCGTGTTTATCTCCACTCTGCATGATGTATTCCCACTTATTTGCGTCGGGATGCTGGTTGATCATGTTGTAGTCCTTTCGGTTCGGGGTTTATTCGCCTCGTGACCCTAGCATGGTGTTGGCGGGGTGTAAAGAACTAAAATCGGATTTGTTGCAAAAAAAATAGTGTAAAGGTCAACTTCGGAATCGGGTGGGAATTTTAGAGGGCCTTAGGCGGGCCACCAACCGAATCACCTCGGACAACTCACAAAACACGGACCCGTCAACCCCTGATCGACACCGCCCGCAAAATAACCTGGATGTGTTGCACAATTGCCACTATGCCGCCCATGCGAATCACGATACAAACAGCCCATCAAATCAACAGGAACACACACCATGAAACACCAAACACCACCACCTACGTTGAAAGACATCGTCGACGCAATCATGGCGCACCGTGGCGTGTCACTGTATCGGAAAGGATAAGGCAATGTCTGATATCAAAAATCACGTCGAATACATCGTCAATCAAATTGACGGAACCGACGAGTCTTGGAAAACCGAATGCGATGAACCGGAATACGCTAGCGCATTTGATTATTTGCAAGATGCGCTTGATATCGAATACATCGTCAGTGGCAAGGGCGAGTATTTGGGCTCGCGAGTCTTGGTGGCATATGGTGGCCCCACCATTTGGATCAACACGCGAACAAAAAATGTTGAAGGTTATTGGTGGTCTGAATCGCACATCGCAAGCTATTATGATGACGCGATAGGCCTTGACGATGCGTTGCGCGAATTATGGGAGTGCAAATGATCCGCCACCTAATCACTGACGCCATCGCGCTTGCGGCAATCTTCGCCGCGGCGCTTGTCATCTATATCATGTGAAGGAACATAGAATGCTTATTCAAGCTCTGATTGATTTCGCAATCATCGCGCCGGTTCTGGCTTCGGCGCTGGCCATTGTCAGCCTAGGCTGATTCCAGCTAGGACGGCCCCGTCATGGGGCCGTCTCATGGTGGAATTGATCCGCTAATGAAAAGGAAATGGAAATGCTGACGAAATCAAACCCATTCGAACTGCTAGTCGACTCGCATCATGGTCAATATGTGCCTCAGGTTTTCGCCGAGACCATCAAGCGAGAGCTGTTCGGCGAGACCATCAGCGCCGAGGATTGGGCGATTTTGGAGACCGGCCCAGATCATGAGCACTATTTGGATGCATGGGAGGATGTGTTGAACAGCGCCGAGACCGCCGATGGCATCAGCTTGTATCAGGATGGCGATCTCTGGGCTGTGAACTGGTCTCTGATCGGCGATCCTGATGATCTCGGCGAGATCGGCGAGACAGCTCTGGCCAAGCTCAGAGAGAGTGAGAGCACCAGAGAGCTGATCGCCGAGCTTTACAGCGCGCTGATGGATGGTCCATCGGCTGGTCGGTGGTCTCAGGATATGCTGAGAGAACTGAGAGATCGAGTCGAGCTGGTCGCCGATCAGATCGATGATCAGCTGCCTAGGTATGTCCACTCTGATTTCGGGATCGCCGAGGAACTTGACGTTGATGTGATGGCGCTGATGATCGCCGAGTCACCATCTCTCAAAGCCATAAGCTCCTACTGGTGATCACAGCGAACAGCCCAGATCGCTGGGCTGTTTTCATGTGACCATCAGCACCAGAGGAGAGAAACCATGCTGACAGATAACCAGATCGAACAGATCAACAACTTGATCGCTGATCGCGTTGAATATGAGGAGGAGCATCAGGATTCTGGTGGCAACTATGCTCATATTCTCGGCGAGAGCTGGTGCAGCGATCATGATCGCCGACTCGCCGAACAGCTCGCCGAACTGGGAATCGATCACAGCTCTGTTGATTTCGATCAGCTCGCCGAGGACGTGATTTCCTGGGCTGAGATGGTGCCATCTCATATTTACGATGCATCGCCGAAATCAGGATCGATTCTCCTCGATTCCTATATGATCGGCGAGATCGAGATCGAGATCAGCGCCGAGGAGCTTGGCATCGCCGAGCTGTCATCAGCGATCTGTGATCATCTCAGCCGATCCTGTGATGCCTATTTTTCGCATTGCTCGGCTGATCGCTGTTTCGCCTATGTCAGCTCTGATCGCAGCTGGGATGCCCAGATCAGCGCCGAGATGGTGCAGCATCTGATCGCCGAACTGGTGGAGCGGGCAGCCTGATCGCTGTTCTGACAGCCTGACAGATCAACAGCCTGGTGCCTCGGCGCTGGGCTGTTTTCGCGTTTCTGGTGATCTGTGATCAGCTCAGCGATGGCGCTGGGCTGTTCTGAGACCATCAGACCAGAGGAGAGACTGAGATGATTGATGCGAGCTGGATTGTGATCGATCGGCGAACAGGATCGCCGATCTGTGAGTTGTTCAACCAGGAGCTGGTGATGATGATCGATCTCAGCCGATACCAGATCAAAACCATCAGACAGCATCTCGCCGATCTGAATCGGCGCTGAGTAGGCAGCAACGATGGCCAGGAACAGATCGCCACCAGATCGGCGCTGATACCGTTTGCTCTCGTGTCTTTATCCGAATCGGCGAGAATCGACGATTCCAAACGATTTGTTACAATAGTAAAAAATCGTTACCATTGTTGCGCCTATGCAACGCCAGGCGAGAGGATTTCGCTTGACACAAAATTGTGCTTGCCAGAACCTGATTCGCCATGCTACGCTGGGGCGATTCGCCTATCGTGGCGTGGAACGAATCAGGAACGGTATGGGATGTGTGGTAGTTGGATACCCCCGACGTGACAAACAGACCCCCCCACGTGATAATCAGCACGGGAACCCCCGACGTGATAATCACAGTAAATACCCCCGACGTGACAATCACAGTCGAAGCTAGGGTGACGTGACAATCACAGTAAAGACCCCTCACGTGACAAACAGGGGGACATAATAAATCGAGGCTAATCAATTACTTATCAGGATAATCGTCCGGCATTTCCGGCGTAATGTCGATTGTATTCTCTTTGTCCTCAACGTATTTGCTCAAAGCCTGGGCTAATGCCAATAGTTCTGTCGTGCCTGCGGATGAGAGGGCCACAGCAGAAATCGGGGAATCGCGCTCGTCCTCAATGATCTTATGCTGCACCTGCGTCGATACCGGTGTCCCGTAAGCCCTGTTGAGCAAATCATTAGCTGCCTTTAACCTGACAGCATGATCCGCTTCATCGTCTCGCATGATGTCCACGATCTTCAGCATTGCCTCTTCGGCATACTGTTGGAACATCTTCTGCGCAGCTAGGATATTCCTGCGAGTCGTTTTTGCAGGTCCGGGTGGTCTACCAGGTTTCTTTTTTTCCCCCTCGTAAGCCGCTTTCAAAATCCCACTACCAGACATGCGTTAAAATTACTTTCGTGTTTTCAAACAGTTACGTATTCGCTCAAAACACATCCTGACATTTTGCATCCAAAGTGTCAATACGTCAGTAAAGATTCCCCTTGCAGAATCACCCCGCAAGGTGTAAAGATTGGGTATCAGATCAAGAGGAACCCCCGCCAATGACCGAACCCAAATACAACCCCGCCACCTACCACTTGGACAATGCTGCCGAGTGCCTCGCCATCCACTACTGGACCGGCGAAAAGTTCCACGTCAACCGCGCTCGTAAATACCTTCAAATGGCCTTTCAGGACACCCTCACAAAAGAGCAACTCGACATCGTTGCACCCTACCAAGGAGATGATCAATGACAACCTACCTAGACCCGCAAGAAGTCCGTGCAAAGGTTAAAGCCAAAGGCACTCGTTTTGCCACGGTATCCTTCGTCAAGAAAGATGGCACCCTGCGCACCAAGAACGGCCTGTTCAAACCCCTTAGCCACATCAAAGGCACGGGCCGCAAAACCCCTGAAGGCTACATTGCGATCTGGTCCCCGAACGAGGAAGACCCCCGCGATGAAAGCAAAGGGAAGTGGGGCATGTTCCGAGTGGATAGTGTGGTGGAGATTAAGTGACCACCTTACCAAAACCTCTACGGGACGCCCTCAACCAACTGGGCGTCCTACCCCCACAACGAAAACAAGCCGAACCACCACCCCTGCCAACCCCTTGGAGACCCACCTACCCAAACGAGGAGCCGCCGTTTTGACCCCCGACGACAAAAATGGAGACCCCGACATGACAAAAGCGCCAAACCCAACCGGATTTAGCGACGGCCTGCGCAACCTATGCCGCGAAACTTGCGCGGAATATGGTGACCCGCCGTGCTTCATGTTGCCAAAATTGTGTGACCCGTGCGACCATATCACGCCCTGCGAGGAATGCCTTACCGCCGCCATCTCAGAACTGGTGGAGGGGTTGCAGGCGTGCATGATCGGCGGCAATCATTTGGCATTGCACCTTCCTGAAAATCATCCCCCAACTGAAACCGATCCGCTTGAGGCGTTAGAAAAAATGGGGGCCGGAATTGACTATGACATTTGGTGCGCTTGGAGGTCTATTGGACTTGCCCGCGCCCTTATCGCCAAATACGGAGACAAGACATGACCCCCGCTATCATCCTCCTAGCCCTAACACCCGTAACAGAGCCTCTGAGCGCCCCGCTGACCGCCTGCCAGCAATTCGGTCAACTGGCGGCTAACATCATGCAGGCACGCCAGCGTAGCGTGCCCATAGCAGACCTGCTCGACGCCGTAGACGGTAACGCACCTGCAACCGTCCTCGTCCTGCAAGCCTACTCCTACCGCTTAGGAGACCCACTGGCAGTTTCTAGGTTCAGGGATGAAGCTGTTGAGACCTGTCTAATCTTGGAGAACGAGCAATGACCCGCACCCTAATGACCACCGTCATCATCCTGTCTGCCACAACGACCTACGCACAAGACAGCGACACCCACCCCTGCATCGCATACGGTGAAACCGCCGCTATGGTCATGGAGGCCCGCCAAGCCGGTGTCCCTATCGGTGCCATTATGGAGATCGACCCTTCGAACTCCCTGTTCCAGGCCATGATCCGTGACGCCTACAGCACACCCCGGTTCAGCACGGACGACTACATTCAGGAGGCCATTCAGGAGTTCTCCACGGCGTCCACCCTGTTCTGCTTTGAAATCTGGGAGGAGTAGATCATGACCAAACTAGAAGCACTGATCCAACTGCGGGACAATGTTAAGGCTGGTGGGAAATCCTATTGGCCAGGTAATGATTTTCATCTCGCAATGGGCGGAAAGAATTACGAATACATGGGGCAAACACCGGGCGCTCTTGAGTGTGACCGCTCCTACCACGGCTCCCTTGACGCCGCCAAGGCGTTGCATGAAGCGGTGCTGCCTGGTTACTTCGTTAACATGAGGTTTTGGACCTCATCCCCGACTATGGCAAATGTGGAAGTGGGTAATGAGTATGAGGGCCACGCCGCCACCCCAGCCCGTGCATGGCTCCTCGCTATCTTGGAAGCACTGATCTCGCAAGAACAACAGTAACCAAACCACCAACACCCCAAACTAACGACCCCCGGCCACAACCCGGGGGTTTTCTTTTGTGAAACCACCTATGCACCATCTACACAAACTCTGCATAACTGGTGTTAGCGCTAACATACCTTTAGAAACAAGGGTATAATATCTCTATAAAAACCAAATATACCATCTAATCACTTATTCTGACTCTACTTCTCCTGAGTGCTTACCCCCCATAAGAGTAAGAGGGTATATGATAGGTGGTTCTCTAGGGTGTATTTCTTTCTATCCCGTGTAGATGGATATTTGATCCATGTCATTGATTATAAACAATTTTCCTGTGTAAGTGGTTGCATAGGTGGAATATTTGGTTTCAGACGGTCTGCTGGTATGTCTCAAAGAATATATCCTGCATAAGTGAATAAGTGAACGATGTATTTGAAAACAAAGGATTTTCCTGTGTAAGTGATGCATAAGTGGTGCATAAGTGATAAAAAAAACCGCCCCGAAGGGCGGTCCTTGTAGCCTATGGAGGTTGGTCAAGAAGCCAACACGAGGTATTCCGTGGTTCTACCGCCACCTTTCCCGAAGGGGACGATGGTCTGGGTGACCAGGCCGTTCGCCACGAGGTCTTTGACGGCGGCTTCCACGTCTTCCTTCTTCCACTTGCGGGACAGCTTGTTCCGCAACACCCCGATGGTCAAACCCTCGTCGCCGATGGCGTGTGCAATGGCAGAGTTCAGCGCCATGCGGGATTTGCTCTTGTCGGACGTGTTGGACATCACAAGGTGCATCTTGGATTCGATGTCCCGCTTCACCAGTGCGAAGGCCCAGCGGACGTGTTCTTCCGTGCGAATACCTTCAGGGATGGCGAGGATGAATGACACCTTGGCGACAAGCTCGTAGGCGCGCAGGTAGAGGGATTCCAAGCCTGTCTTGGCCTTCTGCTCGATAGCTTGGTCTTCAAACCACGCGACCACCTCATCCAAAAGATCGTCAGCGGCGCTGTCTGTGGGCACAGGGCGGCGTTGGGGCAGTTCCACGACCCCGGACCCATGCGAGAACTCACCGGCTTGGTAGATAGCCCTGAGGCGGTCTGCGATGGACGAAGGCATGGCGGTTTTGCGGAAGCGGCGTTTCGTGCGGGGGGCGGTTTCTTTCTCCTCGAAGATCAGGGAGCGCCCGATGAACCCGTTGGTTGCCGTCTCGAAATCCACCAAGCCATCAAACGTCACAGGTGTTGTGAACCCGATGGCAGATACAAATGGCCTGACAAGACCCTCATCAAGCGCGTCTATCTTGGCGACAAGAGATGCGAGGATGGATTCGTCTACCTTCTCGCCCTCGTCCTTCTTGCGGTTGATCTGTGCGATCTTTTTGCCGATCTCGGCGCGGATGTCGTCTTTCAAGTCCCCCGTGATAAGCATACGCCCGTTCGCCTTGGAATAGGCAGACATCAGGATACCGATGACGCCTTCAAGATAGGCCGCGCCACCACGGGTCTGCGCGTTCTTGATCTTCTGGAGGAAGATGCCGATCTCATCCACGATGAAAAATGCAGCCTGGTGCCGGAGCGCGATGTTACGCATGATCTCCTGTTCGGACTTGATGGCACCGTGGGTGGCGGCAGAAATACCTGAGACCGTGTGGATTTCAGACATGGCCTGCTGGATGGCTTCCTTGCCAGTGCCGGACCCGGCAACGCAGAAGGTGAACAGGTTGGACGTGACGTTGTCCCGCTCGTCATAATACCGCAGGCCAGCGACGTTCCCCATTGCGGTGAGCGCAGCAGCAACAGCGAGGCGTTCCCGGGGGCGGCGGGACTGGGATTCAATCCACTGTGCGAGTTCCCCAACGAAGCCAGGAGGCCGCAAAAGGTCGATCTCGTTGTCAGTCGGCAGGGATACAGGCTCGTCAAAATCAACGGTAGGTGTGAACGTCACCGAACGCCCTTCCCAGCCTCCTTGTTCAGCATGATAGATCAGTGTGCCAATGGTCTTGGGATTGGCTGATTTTCCGAACGAGTGCCACTTCTTGTGCATCTCGTCTGCATTGTATTTCGTGGACTCCTGTGACCAGTCGTTCCAAAGATCAAACCCTGCACCACCTGTTGCGTGGTGGACACACATGCCGATCTCGACCCAGTGATCGTAGTCGTCCTGACCGTCCACATGCCTGAGCATGACGGCGATGTCGTCCTGCGACACGTCGATAGGCGTGCCTTTGTATTCGTGCCGGTGGTATTCAGGTTTCTCCAGAAGCGCGACCAGCGCGGCGGGAGCGTCGTCAATGTCGTCAGGGGAGCCGTAGGCGATGCTGTAGGGCGTCCCGCTGGCATGGGCCGATCCTGGCCCCACAACATAACCGGACGATTTGAAGTCAATGCCGGGATAGTCGTTGAGATGCTGCACGAGAGCGCAGCCGGGGGCTTTGAAGTAGATATGCTTGGAGCCGTTGCCGGAACCCGTCTCGACAATAAGGCCCGCACCGGAAATCTCCGGTATGGCGTCCAAGAGGCGTGCATAGGATTCCACGCCGCCGTTACGGGCGTCAATGTCGATGACAAGGAGTGTGTCCAGCAAGACACCATAGCCCGTGTCGAACGCGCCGATCTGGTGGAACACATCCCATTGTTCGTCAGACCAGTCAGGAGTGTGCTGCCATCCTGCGGAGTAGGGCTTCTTGTAGGCAAGACGTTCGTCTAACGGTGTGCCGTCATGGTCTGTTGCGCCAAGGAGGCCAAATACCCGGTAACCAGCGTCTCGGAAGTCGTTATGATTCATTCAGGAGTTCCTTGATCTGGTAGACGCGGAGGGGCGGCACTTGAGCGCCCCACTGGGCAACAGCTTGCACACTTATACCGAGGGCTTCAGCAAGTCTACGTCTAGACCCGCCAAACTTTGCGAGGGCTTCTTCTGTGGTCATGTTTTTTCTCTTACCTGCTGCCGGGTAGGTTGACAATACAGATTTACGTCGGCATACACAACCTCGTGGAAAGATAGAAAGGAGACAAGATGTCAGTTCTCTCCACTGTGGCAAAACCACAGGATCGTGCGATTATCGCTACGATTTGCGGGGACAGCGGTATGGGCAAGACCAGCCTTGCCGCGCAGTTCCCAAACCCCATCGTGATTCGTGCAGAAGATGGTTTGCAGTCCATCCCGTCCGAAAGCCGACCCGATGCGTTCCCCATCCTCAAAAGCGTAGATAACCTCTGGGAACAGTTGAAGGGCCTCATCAGCGAGGAGCACAGCTACCAGACCCTCGTTATCGACTCCGTGACCGCTCTTGAACGTATGTTCATCGAGGATGTCATCGCAAGCGACCCCAAGCAGCCGAAATCTGTAAACCAGGCGCTCGGTGGTTACGGCGCTGGTCTTGCTGCTGTTGCATCTATGCACCAGCGTGTTCGTAAGGCATGTGAAGTGCTTAATAAGAAGCGCGGTATGCATATCGTGTTCGTGGCGCACGCAGACACGGAAGTGATTGAACTGCCTGACCAAGACCCATACACACGCTACAAACTGCGGCTGGGTAACAAGTCGATGGCTCCCTATGTCGATGATTCCGATCTGGTGGGTTTCCTGCGTTTGCAGACCTTCACCACTGGTGACGGCGAGCGCAAGAAGGCGATCTCGGACGGCACGCGGGAACTGATCGCTTACGCGACGGCGGCTTCCGTGTCGAAAAACCGGTTCGGCATTGTCGAGCCTATCGAAGTGCCTATGGGCGTGAACCCGCTTGTGGGTATCGTTCCGGGTTTTGACTAAGCAACACGAGGAGAACACCCATGAGTGATTTCTGGGGACTTTCTGACGGTGATACCGTCCAGGCGACCACCAGCTACGAGTCTGCTGGTGGCAGTATTGAACCTATCCCTGATGGGACTCAGGTTCTAGCAAGCATCGACGAGGCTAAATGGGACAGTTATAACGGGGAGGAGTATATCTCTCTGCGTTTCACGGTCCTTCAGCCGGAAGCATACAAGAACCGAAAAATCTTTCCGAAACTTTGGGTTCTGGGTAACAACCCGGAAAAGAAAGACCCGGAAAAGCGCAAGAAACAGGGTGACAACGCAAAACGTATGCTTGCAGCAATCGACACCATCGCAGGTGGAAAACTGCTTGCAAAAGGTGGCAAGCCGACCGATACAGACCTGCAATCGTCTCTCATGGGGAAACCTATGGTTCTCCGTCTTGGAGTCTATGACATGATGGGAAAAGATGGGAACAAAATGGTTGGAAACTGGGTCCAGCAGGTCGCGGCCAAGAGCGGCGGTAACGTGCAGGAGGCTCCAAAGCCGGTTGCGCAGAACAATAGCCTTGACGACGACATCCCGTGGTGATTGAGGCTTAACCTACCCCACCCCGGAAGGGTTCGACCCCGACCGCAGCCCGCATATCCTGAGTAGTCAGGACCGGGGTGGGTTTTTTATTGAGAGGAGGTTCCGTGCAACAACGCTCCCCAGAATGGTTCGCAGCGCGCAAAGGGCGCTTGACCGGCAGTAATGCTGGCGCTGTCCTTGGTTTGGACCCGTATCGTAACGCGGATGACGTGATGCGCGCGATGGTTCGTTCCTGGCATGGCGTGGAAACCGAGTTTACCGGCAACGTGGCGACGGAATATGGCAAATTCCACGAGGACGGAGCGGCGTTCGAGTTCGCAATAGAGACATCTCTGGATGTTCAGCAATGTGGATTCTTCCCATACGAAGATTGGCTTGGCGCATCACCAGATGGACTTGTTGGTGACGATGCGATCATTGAGATCAAGTGCCCGTATCGCCTGAGAAATGGCGGTGAACACAAGACTGTTGCAGAACAGCCACACTACCACGCACAAATGCAGATCGAGATGTTATGCGCTGGGCGTAACAAAGCGTATTTCTATCAATGGGCACCACACGCGACTAGGCTGGACATCGTTGAGAAAGACGACGACTGGCTCACCGAGCACCTGCCGATTTTCAGGGAGTTCTACGAGCAATTTATGATTGAAAAGGATAACCCGGAACACCTGCAACCGAAACGGAAGACCCTGAACACGAATAGGGCGATCTTTTTGGCGCAGGAATACGATGAATTGCAGGAGGCAATCGACAGGGCGAAGGAACGCCAAAAGGAAGTATTGGACGAACTGGTTGAATTGTCCGATGGAGGTAATGCAGACATAGGAAACAGGAAATTGACGAAGGTAAAACGCGCAGGGTCTATTTCATATGGGAAGGCGATCAAGGAACTATTACCAGACGCAGACCTTGAGAAATGGCGTGGAAAGGAGTCGGAGTATTGGGTTTTGAAATGAAACCAGAAGAATGGTATAGCAATAAAAGGTCCGAATACAAAAAGGTATTCGGAAATGATTGGTCTCATGTTGACCCTTGGTCTTGCCATAGTATGGCAGGCTACTGCTATGAAACCATGATAAGAATGGGTGCGGAGAAAAGATACTTTGGTATCACAACTCAAGATGAAGATGTTATGATCGCAAACGCAATCATGATACGAGAGGCGTTACATGGAATCTGACTTGATACAAGAACGCGCCGCAATCCTCGAATACGACGCAGGAATGACACGCGAAGAAGCCGAGGATACCGCCGCACGGGCCTACGGGTATAGGGATTGGAAGGACTACGAAGATGATAAAAGCAATCGAGACATCCTATAAGGGTTATCGTTTCCGCAGTCGGTTAGAGGCTCGTTATGCTGTGATGTTTGATAATCTCATGCTTAAATGGGAATACGAACCTGAAGGTTATGATTTAGGTGACGAAGGGTGGTATCTTCCAGACTTTTGGTTTCCACAGATAAAAATGTTTGGCGAGGTTAAACCACTAATAAGTGGATGCTATGAGGCCACAGGTTACACACATTATGCAGCATATGAAAATGACGTAAAGAAGTGCTGGCAGCTAACTAAGATGAGCGGACATCCATGCCTCCTTCTATTTGGAACACCAGAACACACTGGGTATTGGGCAACGGATATTAGAGGTTTTGAAGTGTGCCCATGCTCTAGAGAATTTTGTGACTGCACGCGTGGCGATGGACTGTGCCCTGCAGGTGATAATGAAAAAGTAAGGCTTATAGATTATCATTTCGGAGATCATCTATACTGGCTTGATGAGGATAGGCTTTTTTGTAACAGTGGCGACTGCCCTTCAGATATACCAATTCCATTCACCAGCGGACAATTTAAAGGCGTTCACGGTGAATCAATAAAGGCAGCCCGCTCCGCCCGTTTTGAGCATGGTGAAAGACCCAGATGATCCTTCGCCCCTACCAACAAGAAGCCGTTGACGCCATCATGTCATGGGTGCGGCGCTCGACTGAGCCGTGCCTGATCGAAGCGGCAACCGGGGCGGGAAAAAGTCTACTGGTAGCTGACATCGCACGGCAGGTCCATGAAGCAAGCGGAAAACGTGTCTTGTGCTTGGCTCCGAGTGCGGAGTTGGTAACGCAGAACCGCGAGAAGTTCATCGCTACCGGGAATCCAGCATCCATATTTTCCGCGTCTGCGGGCGGTATTTCCTTGCGCCATCCTGTTGTGTTCGGCACTCCGATCACCGTCAAGAACAAGATTCAAAGGTTCGGTGCCGATTTCGCAATGGTCATCTTGGATGAAGCGCACGGTCTCACTCCTACCATCAAGACGATCATTGACAGCATCAGGGAGAAAAACCCGAACCTGCGTGTCGTGGGGATGACAGCAACGCCATACAGGATGCGGGAAGGCTACATCTACAAGCTGAGACCAGATGATACGCCCGTTCCTGAACACCAGACGCAGGAGCCGTATTTCACCAAGTTGGTCTACGAGATCGGCGCACGTATGCTGATCGAACAGGGCTATCTGACACCACCCGTCATGGGTCGGTTGAACGCCTCTGGCTACAATACCCTGCACATGGCCCTGAACAGTCGTGGACAGTTCGACAAGGAGGAAGTGGACCAAGCGTATCATGGGCATGGGAGGAAGACATCCGCGATCATAGCAGACATTGTGGCGCAGTCGCGCGACCGTAGGGGCGTGATGATTTTTGCAGCGACGGTTCAACATGCCAAGGAGTGCATGGCGTCCCTGCCACCGGGTCTGTCTGCTCTGGTAACAGGTGAAACAAAGGCCAGTGAGCGCAAGCGTATCATCGACAGGTTTAAGGCGCAGGAGATCAAGTATGTTGTGAACGTGTCTGTCTTGACGACCGGGTTCGATGCACCTCATGTCGATGTCATTGCTATGCTTCGTGCCACAGAAAGCGTCGGCCTGTTGCAACAGATCATCGGTCGAGGGCTGCGCCTGTCAGACGGCAAGGATGACTGCCTGATCCTCGACTACGCAGAGAACATTGACCGTCATTGCCCGGACGGAGACATCTTCAGCCCGGAGGTTCGCGCCGGTCCTGTTGGTGGTGAGGTCATCACGATCAACGCGACATGCGAATCCTGTGGAACTGTCAACGAGTTCAAGGCGCGTCAGAATGAAGACGGGTTTGAGATTGACGAGAACGGCTATTTCGTGGACCTGGATGGCGAGCGTATCCAGACGGATCATGGATTCATGCCTGCCCATTTCGGTCGGCGCTGCCAAGGTTTGTCACGTCAGCCTGACGGTCAATATGTCCAGTGTTCTGGAAGATGGACCTGCAAGGAGTGCCCGCATTGCGGTGCCGACAACGACATAGCTGCTCGATATTGCCATGACTGCCGTGGGGAGATCGTTGACCCGAATGAAAAATTGCGTATGGATTTCAAGGCGTTAAAGAAAGACCCTACCAATGTGCAAACTGACGAGGTTCTGAATTGGAAGGTTACGGACAACATTTCAAGGTCCGGCAACGAAACGTGGCGTATCGACTGGACGACACCATACAGGTCTTTCTCGACTTGGGTGATGAAGCGCCCGACGAACGAGCGCGCCTTACGCGACAAGGAGAGTCTTGTGTTTGCAACGCAAAACATGCAGGACATGCCGAAGACCGTGACATACCAGAAAGACCCTAACACGAAGTTCTACAGGGTCATCGCATATAACAAGGAGGCGGATCGTGCGCCTGACTGACTGCCCCGTTCCGATCTACGGCGATACCAGTTTCCGTGGAGACTGTCCGTCTGAGTCCGTAGAGCAGATTACCTTCTTCAACAGGGTCAGGAAGGTGCCATTGTGGGGCCGTATTGCCCTGCACCCGCGCAACGAGGGAAAACGACACTACAAGCAAGTATCGCGTGAGAAATCAGAGGGCATGACGGAAGGGGCGTCCGACATCATCATCCCTGGATGCCCTGCTTTCGTATGTGAATTGAAACGCCGGAATCACACGAAATCGAAGTGGCAGGATGGGCAGTTGGAATACCTTGAGACGGCGCAGAAAGCCGGTGCTTTTGTTTGTGTGGCTCTTGGCGCGGATGCAGCGATGGGGGCGTTTGAGGAATGGCTAAAAAGCCAAGCCAAAGACTAGAGGACGTTTTGATGGGCCGCGTTCCACTTGAGAACGAGGACGAATCCATACAATCATGGGCGTCATTTTTCATCCATCAGGGTGCTGAGGCTGTCTTGCGAAAGCCCACGAAAAAGGCGCGACAGGAAGCCCTCAAGAAACTGCCTGCGAAGATACGCCCCCATGTTGAGGCGCGCGCCCTGACCCTGTGGAACCGTTCAAAAGGGCGTTGACCTTCTCATAGACATCCAGCGCCTTTGCCAGGATCAGGATTTGATCCACGTTACTGGCCCACTCACCACCCATAAGCAGATACGGCGCACGCGACTTGACCCACAGAACAGCGTCCAGCATGTCGCACAGTTTGACCCATTGCTTGTCCTTTGCAGACGGCACGGGAAGACCCCAATGGGCGGCAACTTCGCTCTCTGCTGCTTCGATGACTTCACCCATCATACCTGCCTTTGCGGGCGCTGGCATGTCTCCCGTGATGACTTCCGGCACGTCATGTGTGAGCGCACAGGCCAACAGATGAGCGGACGGCAAAGGATGCAACATCTGCAACAGCATGGCCACCCGCCACTGGTGGGACGCCGTGTCATCGCCACTTTCCCGCAGGTTATGGTCGATGTTGCAATGCCAGCGTTTCACGCAGCCTGATTTCCAGAGGAGGATGTCGGGGGTCATGAAAAAAATCCTTCAATATGAGTAGCGTAGCCACCACTTTTCGTCTTCTAGGATGTCACGTAGCTGCCGCCATCGTTCTTCGTTTGCGCCATCGGTAACTTCTACCATCCTCTCATAGAACTTTTGAGGACAGGATGGCCTATACAAGTAATCAAATTCTTCAATATGGTTCCTTTCCTGACCTACTTCTTCTACGACATCTGGAAGCTGCCTATCGCCATGGAATCGGCAGAAATCCCAATCAGGATGTTCTTTGTGGTCTACGGTTTGGACACAAATATGGATACCCATAATTTTTCCTTTACATCTGCTTTGACGTGTGCTTAACATGGGTCGTAATGAAAATCAAGGAGAATCATTATGCAAACTATCGTAACCATTGACTCGGGAACGCCTGAAGATCATCCCGCACTGGCCTCGCTCTATGACGAGGACGGGTATCTGGAGATCAGCGCGTGGTGTTCCGGCAACCCTGTCCGCAACGACTACGGCGTTCCTGGATCGCCTGTATGGTATGAAATTGAGGACATTGTTGTGGACAAATACGAGGTTAACGCGGTTTCTTACACGACCGCCGAAGCTAAGGAAAAATTCGGCAAAGACATTGAGGCGGCTATGTGGGACATCTGCACTGATTTTGCCGCGAACGAAGGAGAGTGGGAATGACCCCTGACCAACACCTTATCCTGAAACGCATCCGCCGTATTGTCAGTAACATCCGCATCGACACACGGAACGGCGACAACACAACCTACCAGAGCGCAGGTGAAATCCTGGCACTACTGGACCTGATGGAGAAAAGCAAATGACTGACCACAAGATCATCGTATCCTTCATCCAGCCGCCGATCCAGAACTGTGACCACTATATTGCATACAGTGACGACCTGGGTGCAGACTGTAGCCCATATGGGCAAGGCGTTGACGCAGCCAGTGCAATCGAGGATTTGCTTTGGCAGTTGGAGGAGTTGGTAGACTAATCTACCCCCATTGACACCACCTGATCCCCGTGCGAATAAACCCGCATGGGGACACTTACTCAACAAGAACAAGACGCTATCGCAGATTGGCTCTCAAAGAACAGGCCGATCAAATATCCTACGGGGTATTCGTCTATTTATGACGAATACGGGAACAAGCGGTCTACGTTGAAGTTCAAGATGGCGGGTTATGCTAAACGCATCAGAACCGCACTCAAGAAGAATCCAGACATGACATACGAGGATTTATCGAAGCAGCTTTTGCTGTCCTTTGATGATGTCGTTTCTGTTTGTCGCAAGCACAACATCGAGGTGTCAGGGTGAAGGTCATTGAGTTCCCGAAGCAGGACGACCAACATGAAAGCATCATGGAGTTCTTGGACCAGTTGAAAGAACTGGCGCAGGAAAACCGCGTGACGGATGCCGTTGTCGTGATGATGAACGAAGATGGCGAGGTCGGTGTATCAGTCGCCAGCAGTTACATTGAGGCAATGGGCCTGTTGTCTATCGCTTTGCGGGAACTCTAGGGTAAAATTCTGTAACGCAGGGTTCGCTTCCGAAAAGATACCAGCAGGAATCATCCTTTCCGGCCTGGTTCGTTCCCTCAATCCATTTCACGCGCCCGATGGTAATGATTTTCTTGCAGCGTTCCAAGTAAGGTCCAGCTTGCTTCGTGAACATCCAGTTAGCGTCAATCAGGAAAAACGTCGGTGCCATAGGTGCGAAATGGTCAATAAGGCTGTGCAGGATCGAGCGCGTGAACGGCGGATTTGTGATAACGAAATCAGCGGCAACGTGAGGGATTTCCAAGGCGTCCCTTTTGAAGATACGCACGTCATGAGGTTCAATGTCACACGAGTAATGGCACTTGTGTCCTTCTTCTTCCAAGTGACGAACCAGACGACCATCTCCAGCGCAAGGCTCCACGAAGGTAGAGTTAGGCGGAAGGTGCGGTAGAAGCGGAAGGACGGCCTCCTTCGGTGTTGGGTAGTAGTCGTTCGCCCTACGCTCAAAACTGCTGCGTTTACCCATTCACATTCTCCTTGTATGCTGGCTTTACATCTGCTAACACAGTTGCATCCACATGAAAAGGACTGAATCATGATTCGTGACGTTTATATCACTCGCATTGTTGATGAGGGAGAGGGGAACCGAAAGTTCGGTTTTGGTATCACCGCCAACGACGAACAAAGCGTTTACCTTCCTGGCAACATGATCGCCGCGTTTGAACTCTGTGAGGACGACGTTGGCACTCGCAACAAGATGAGCGTTGATGAAGACAAGCAAGGCCGCAGCGATCTCGTGGCGCACACCATTCTGATTGAAGACAGCGCGCTCCAGCAAGCCTACGAATGGGCCACGGAAGAAATCGAGCGCCTAGAGGGCATCCTGAAAGAGAATGGGATTGAGTATGATGAGTGACACATCAACGGAAGCGGTGAAAAGAATAGCCGATTGTGTAAACACCCTGCAAATCAGTGGGGAGCGCGTTGATTGCGAATACCTTGACAGGGTTCCGGGCGTTCTCCGCGCCATCGCCGCAGAGCGTGACGCCCTGAAAGCGGCGCTTGCTTTGATGGTCTATGAAGCCACACACCTTTCGCCGATTGAAGAGGACGGTTCGCACTGGTGCCGCATAACGGGGCCGTGCTTGACCGAGGCCCGCGCCGCCCTACAGGAGAAAACCGATGGATGACCTAATCCCACCACAAAGCATCCCCGCCCTGACGCCGTGGCTTTGCTCATATGACGGACCCGATGGGCGCTACGAGATTGTGCTGTATGGGTCCGACGCCGATCAAGTGCTGAACGACAACTGCGATGTGTTGCTGGGTCTGACCGTTGATGGTAAATTTGAGGGCACGATTGATGACTGACATGATCCCCCGCGCCGAAGCCGACGCACGGGTGGCGGCTGCGTATAAGGTGGTCGCAAAAGCGATGGGCGACTATCACTGGAACCGCTACCGAACAAAAGATGAGGGCGGGGAACTCTCCTATCCAGCGGTGTTCACGTCCCACACTGGGCAGAAGGCGGAAGAGATCTGCCTTTCCCTCACCCCCGACGACGCCCGCGCCTTCCTTGACCAGATGATCTCAGACGCTGTGAACGAGGCGACAAAACTGACTGTGCCAATCGCGGCGCTGGATAAGATGATGGAAGAGGCGGAAAAGCGTGGTATGCTGCGGGCGGCTGAGATTGCATGGGCACGTGTTGAGGGAAATTCCGGGCGAGACCGGGAAGCGGCTGAAATCTCCACGGCCATCCGCGCGGAGGCAGAGGAGTAGGGTGATGCTCAAACAATTAATCAACTGGCTGGTTGAAACGCATTACCCCGATGGGGCTTTCTATGGCGGGCGATTTTTTGACGCCTTCAAGAAATACCAAAAGGAAGACGGGAACTTGGCTCAAGCGTCTACCTTGTGGATCACCCACAATATGCACCGACTCGATAAGGACACCCTTGAGGTGAAAATAAAGGGTCTTACAATTAATGGTGAGCCGGTAGGTGATTTTTTCATTACCGCTGAGAGAACTAAACCCCCATCACCACCCCGACCATAGCAAGGGTGACGAGGACCAGGGCCAAGGTCAGCACTAGCGCCTCACCATACCAGTCAGGGGGTTGCATCCCGAACAACCCCCTCTACTTCCTGTGTCTTGAACCCTCGCTTTGCATCAAAGATAATGCCTTGCAAGGCTCGCTTGCCTCCAAACCGGGAGCCGTATTCATCAGGCGGGCAGAAAGCCTTTAGTGACCACCACTTCACACCCGGAAAGTCCTTGATACTGTCATGGTGGATGTGCCCCGTGAAAACGTGCCTGTCTCGCGTTGCTGACCACTCAGGGCATGTATCAGATACAACCATGCACAGGTCTTTCGCGTTACCCTTGTCTCCGTGGTGGGCAGCGATCAAGCTTACGCCATGCCGATACCAGTAGATGTCACGCTCTGCCGGAACAACAATGTCGCCGTAACGCGCTGACAAAGCAAAGTGCAATGCGATGTGGGCGTGTGGGTCATGGTTTCCACGCAGGACGCGCACAGTGACCTTTGAGTGACGCTGCAACAGGCCATCAATGATCCAGCAGATTGAACGAATAGCTACCTCTGTGACCTTGTAGAGACGACCGTCCGTATCAACGACATGCGACCGTGACTGCGTGTGTCCTTCGTTGTCGTCCGTGTGGAGCGTGTCACCGCCAAGGATCAATAGGGCGTCGTCAGTCACCTGCATATCGGACCACAAGCGGGAAAACGCCATCTTGATGTCGCTTTCTGCGTGCGCTAGGTCGTAATCAGGTCCTCCTGTTTCTTTGCCCCATGCTCGCATCCCAAAATGGGCGTCAACTAGTGGGTATACTGTCAGGCGGTTGTCCTCGGTCCGAGGAACGTGGACAGGTTCGTATTTCGGGATGTTCGTCAGGGTTTCGCGTAGGACATCAACAAGTGTTTGCTTCTGCTCCTCCGTATCCGTATTGTTGATAAGGGCAGTTACAACGCGACCGTCTGGCAATTCGTGGTTCTTATCCCAGTAGAGGCGCAGCGACCTTGGGTCTGTCACGCCAAGAGATGATGCTGTTCCTGTGATCTCCTTGTCGCCGTCCAGCCACTTCCGCGCACCCGCCAACCGGCGCTTCACGGCATGTTCGGAAATCCCCATTTGAGACGCGATCTGCGCACGGGTGTATCCTTGCTCTTGAAGGTCTAGTGCTGTCTGCTGTTCCGGTGTCATGCTTACATTCCTTGCCATTCTTCGTAACGTATGATGTCAATAAAACCAATAGAGCCGTCGTCAACAACAATGAAAGGTGGGTCGGCGATCCAACCTACTGGCGGGTAGGCATACAGAATTTCTGGGCCGGAAGTCCATTCAAGATTCAAATCAACTTCCATGTCTTCCATATTGAGTGATCTAGGGAAAACTGCACTGGATGGTGGTTCAGAATTATAGAAAGTTACTTGATAGTGGTCTTCGTTGATCTGATCCAAGCTCCACTCGTCAGCAGGCCACTCAACCGGCATATCCTGCCCATACGCGGGCATAGAGGCCAATATCACCGCAAGAGACAGGTAACGCATCGGGGTATCCTTTTCGGTCTGCTGTCCTTTACAGTAAACCGAACCCGGATGGATAAGTCAAGGACGCCAACCGCAATTTCTTGCGCCTGTTTCATTGTGGATCAACAGTTGACGCACTGTGCCATCCGTCAACACATCATTGACCGATGGGCGAATAGGTAAAGCCCAGTCGCAAGAGTCAGTCGTTGTCACGCATCCAGCGAGAAAGATCGTCGCGCACGTCACTATCGTTGCGGCTTTGAACGTCATCTCGAACCTCATTTGCTTCGCGCATCGCCTCTACGCGGCGACGAACGTGTTGGATTTCTTCCTGCTTGCGACCTTCCGACCTTCCACGCAGATATGCGAGAGCAACCACGGACACCATCGAGAAGGCGATGAACAGCCAACGCCCGACACGAGTGGAGAGGAACCAACGGATCATTACGACTGTCCCTTGTGACCGCGCTTCCAATCATCCCACCGTGCGTAAGCGACGAGGGCAATACCGGCAAGAGTCAGGATCAACAGGATCGTCTCGACGGTCGGCAAGTGCTCTGCGAACGGACGCAGGGCGGTGTCAGCTTCCTGCAAGACGTTCTGAGCCACATCTACAGCAGCCATACCAACTGTCCCGGTCGTCGCCGTTGCAGCGCCTCGCATGGTGCGGGTCTGTGTAACGGACGTGCGCTGACGCGGTTTCTCAGCAAGCCACTTCTTAACGTCGAAGGACGGGCACCCTTTCTGGTTCGTCACATCGTTGTGACCAACAACATCAAGTTCACGACCAGCAAGATGATTGATTTCGTCAATCTTGGCCCGCAAAGTGCGATCTTGTCCCGGCGTAAAGTGGTCGTAGAAGCTGTCGGTTTTCAGTCCCCACCGACCATCCGGCCAGCGACCGCCAGCAAGCGCGAGGTGAATGGTGTCATAGTTGTGGCCTGTTGCGCCAGCGCCTGTATCATCAAAGGTGTTTTCGTCATCGTTCAGATCGCGACCGGGTGCCCAATTTCCTTCGTAGTCAATGATTCCGGCATAAGCAATTTCACGCCAACCCCTATCACGAGTATGCCAGATGCGAACCTCGTCAACCATCTCCTGCGCCGTTTTTCCAATCCCCCAAGATGGCGGCGTAGCAAGACAATGGACCATGATTTTGGTTTTGTGGGATGGAATGTAGGTCATCTTTAACTTCCTCTCTCTAAGAGTTTCTTTATGTCCGATCTCATTTCGTCCATCATCTTTTCCATGCGGCCCCAATCGTCTTTGCGAGCCTCAAGGTCTTCTTTTCTTTGCTTTTCAATACGCAATTCCAACCTCGTAAGGTCTCTTGTGTTCTGGTTCGCGCGGGCCTCAAGCCTAACCAGCCAAGCAATAGCACCAATCGCAGCTAGTATTACTTTCCAGAATTGGGCTATTACGTCTTCCACATCTTACTCCTCAAGTAGTCCCTTTTCAATCGCCTTCCTGACGATCTCACGGGCGCGATACGCTTCCACGTAAGCCCAGTTACGGCAATGGTTCTCTTCCTTCTTGAGCCAGTAGAAGAACCTATCAATGTCGTCCATCTGCGGCATGTCTTCCAGGTAAGCTCGTGCCGACAATGGAATATCAGCGGCGCCACGGTGCCATATGACGTTCCACAAACGTGAGAACACGGATTTGATTTCACGCCAGCGGGAATAGGGGGGCAGGCGTGTCACGGCACATCAATCCCAAACAAAGCGTCAAGACCTGCGTTATCTGTCTGAAACGCTGCGGCGATTGCGGGCATCAGGTTGCCGGTTCGTTTGATGACCTGTCGGCTCAACACATCAATCAACGCGGGGCCTCGTTCGTCTTCCGGCAGGGCATCAAGCACGGCCTGCACCGCCGCCGGAACGCTGTTGCCAGCCGCCCATGCTGCTGCCTCTTCAAAGGTCAGATACTCGCCCTGAGCGGCGCGAGTCGCAAAAGTCAGGCGATCCATTTCCGCCTTGTCGCGGGCTTGAGACAACGCAAGGTCTCGATCTATTTCAACCACATTGCCGTTCAGAACCCACGCATCGCGGAAGCGGCGATCCAAAGGCAAAGTTACAGTGGAAGCATCAACAACCTTACCGTCGATATTGATAAAAGAGTTGGTCATGCAGCCTCCTCAATTTGTGTTTGGCCTTGGGCTACGCGCCAAGCATTGCGGTTCGACCTGTCAGTCGTGATAGCAGATACAGGAACGATCTTTAGGATTGTGCGGTTGCCTCGGTAATCACGCCAGATATGAGGCGGGATGTCTTTTCGGATCAGGTATTCGATAGCCTCTTCCTCGGTCATAGGACCGATAGGTTCAGCATACGGATGCTCTTTCGGCTCACCGTCAGGCACGTCCCGATCCCGCAGGTAGGTCTCAATCGGTGGCAGGACGCCACCAGCCAGCGCAGCGGCCATCCAGTTGGGGTCAGGCACAAGCACAGAAGCAGGCGCGTCAGGGTTTGCGGGGTCTTCAAATATCACCCTGTATTTTGACTGCACCGGCTTCAGGCGGGCCTTGGCGTCGAGATGGCGGTCCCAGAGGTGCGTCATGCGAGGTCTCCGTGGATAGCTATGGTTGGAGAAAGATCAATCGCAGTTCCATTTGTCGTTACAATTTGTTGGCTCCCAGCAAGCCTTGTGCGGGCCACAACCACATTAGCAAACGCTGCGCCAGTATCCGCTGCGCCGGAAAGAACATAGTTCGCATTATCCATTGCCGAGGAAAAAGTGAAAGTATAAAGCCCCGTCCCATTGTCCGTCACACTTGAGACATTAAAACTATCCTGAAGCGCAATCGTCCCTGTTCCATTTAGGTTAGCCCACGCCTTCGCAGAACCGTTAGTCACATGGGTGGTGGGTATGGAGAGGGTTCCGTCAGATACGTTGGTAGAAATTACAGTGTCAACATGCGCTTCCGCCCATGCTTTTGTTGAGGAACCCAGATCGCGGGTGCTGTCGGCGTCTGGAGTGATGTCTTCGGCAACGGAGGAAAAGTCTGCACCTCCACCAAGCGCATCAATAGCCGCCTTAACGTCCGCTGGAGAAGGAACACCTGCCTCCGTTGCCGTGCCCGCCTCCCACGCGGCTGTAGCGTGGTCTACCGCTCCATCAAGAAGGTTTAACTCTGCACCTGTAGCGGTTAACGCTGTTGCACCCACATAAGGGGACCAGGTGTCACTCGCTTGATCGAAAGATGCAATGTTAATCCATGCGTCGTCATCTGCGTTACGCATTTTCAGGATGTCATTGTCGGTATCATACCACCACTGATAGGCGTATGTCGTTCCAGGTTCCGTCGCGCCGGATGAGTTGCTTGCCAATGCCTGAAACGCCGAGTTCATATCGGCGCGCATTGCGGGGAAACCTTGGTTTGTGAGGTTGAAGTCGTTTTGACTCATGCGATCTCTCTACCGTATCCTTTGGCAACGTAATCGAATGTCGTTGCGTTTGTGCTTACAGATGCGCCCGTGTAAGTCGTTATCGTGAACCCGGTTCTGCTTTTGCTAGAAATAACATACCTGTCACCGTCCGCCAAGGTGGCCGCGATCCCGATAGCGGGCGTTGCCTTGAACGCAACCGGGAATGTTACGACGTTAGAGCCTGTGTAGGTGATGTCATCATCCGACTCCAACCTGTCAGGCATATCCACTGTTGCCGTGAGTTCCGTAACAGCAGGTGCGACATCACCAAGTTGAGTAGACAGGATAACCCTGAAGCGTATAGCACGGGCAGATATATCGCTCACCGATATGTTTTGCCACGCACTCCAGGTTGGTGCCCCAGACGGGTCATCATCCGTGTATGAAACCTGCGCTTGAACGCTCGTCCTGTCAAACTGAGAAGGGTCGCCGTCAAAGTCACCCTCCCTACCGTCAAATAACCCTGGGGCAGAATCAAATGTATTAGAGTAATCCAAGAATATCGTCGTTAGATCAACCTGAACCCTGCTTGTGTATTTTTCTCCAAGATCAATGTAGTTTGCGAACTCATAAATACCTGATGAGGCAATATCTACACTGTCGCCACCGCCATCAAAAAGACCCAACTGGTCGTCAAAATCCCCTGTTGCATCATCAAAGTTTTCATCCGTATCCAAAGTGATATACGGATCACCACCGTTCTCCGTTCTTACAACATCAGTCTTTGAACCGGAAAACGCTGTGTGTTCCGTGAGCGTATCAACAACATTCAGGTTTTCTACCTGTGATATATTTGTCACTACGACAAAACTTGTCGCTGCTGCGCTTGGGATACCGAGTTTGTCGATTGCCTTGATAAAATACGTCCCTGTCTTTGCAGGAACAGTAACGCTCACGCCTGGGCGAGACACTTTCGGAACCAGATCAACTGCGTTCTGATATGAAGCACCTGACGTTTCGGTTGCATACCTGATCTTGTAATGCGACAGGTCCAGATCGGAAACGGGACTCCAAGTGAGGTGCAATGAGTTCCCGACGACATTACCGGTAAAGTTATCTACGTTGGACGGTGGTGCGTCAAAAACAGACGCATACCAATTCGTGATCGTGTTGTATGGGCTTCTGACCCCAAGGTAGCTAACGGACCTTGCTCTGACATCATAGTTGCCGTCCTGAATGAATGGAACTTCAAATCTCTTGTCAGTCCCACTGCCGACAAAAATGTATTCTGACTCACTAGACGGTTTGTATTCAACCTCGAAGTAATCCCTGAACCCTGCGTCGCCGCCTGTCAGGTTAATCTTCAGAACGCCAGCGACTTGCTCGTTTATGATCCGCAATTCCGCGTCCAATGCGATACCAGGAGCCTGAGCCTCAAATGCCGAAACAAGTGTTGTGTTGTCACGCTCGTAAACGATACCATCGTCCACCTCGTCAAATACGCTCTCGCTGATTTCACGAAGAGTCATCTGGACTTGGAGTTCCATCCCCTCAGCAAGTCCGAAGGTCCACGCGACGACTTCAAACTCTTTCTGTGCCCACCCGAACCTGTCAATAGATAGCTGGATGTTGTCGCCAACTTGCACCTGGAAGGCCCGCAATCCAAAGGCAGCACTTACCGTCAACTGCTGACGGTTGCGCTCAAGGATGATGCGCGAGATGCGACGTGCTTCAATTGAGTTATCCGTGAACGGCAGTTCAATATCGACAACGCTTTCCTGCCCATTGTCAGCGTCAATGAAGGTTTGGTTTGTGACTTCCGGGTAGTCCGTAACTTGCCAGTCCGTTTCCTCGCCACGGAACGTCCCTTTAACAGTGTTGAAGTTGTCACGGCGTGAATGTCGCGTTTTGACAGACACGCTTGAGCGCAGATCGTCTTCCGTGAACTCCACGGATGGCGCAGTCCAGTAAGCGGGCTTCATGCGCCACTTGCCTTGTGCATACCAAAGAAGACCACCCATACAGGTTAGCAGGTCGTTCAGGATGTCGTATGGCGTGTCTTGCGTCGTGAAGTTGCCGTTACAGGTGTAGCGTGTAGTCCCTGCGTCTGTATCCGTTTCGTCACAAACGTCCGCCGCCGTGCCAATCAGCGTGTCATCAACATTCGCTGCGGCCTCGTCCAGCCCGTAGCCGTTCGTGAGGTAATCGCGCAAGCAAAGCGCAGGGTTGTCTGACCATGCGGTTGTGTCCGAGCGAGGATCGTAAACCTTCTTTCCTTTGATCGTTGCTGTGACCTGCGGAACCCCGTTCGGGAATACGTCACCGTCAAATGAGTAGCGAATGTAGAGGTAAGAACATCCACGTAACCTGTGATCATTCGTCCACTCAGCCACTTCTGCAACGAGGTCAGGATCAGCGGTTTGATCTGCGGTTCCGAGATATTTTTTGATACGAACAAAGCCGTTGTATCGAGACGGGCTTGTTACATTCCCACTTCCATCAAGCGTGACAATTTCATCATTAATGTAAATCTCATCAAACGATTCAATCTCATGCCCCGTATAGGCAATTACTTCATGCAGGAACTTGTTGTCCGTTCCTGTCGTTCCACGGAACACGATTGCACCACCAACGCGCGCACGTCCGTAGATGATCTGATGGTCGAGAGCGGAACCACGCTGGTTTACGTTGTAGCCCCGTGTCCTTGGGTCTCCGATGTTCGGAGTTTTTGGCTTTGGTGATAGAGCAGTTAGCGCAAGC